GGGCTTCGTGTCCCGAATGGGGCCGATCCGCAACGATGACCCGCCGGCGCCGATGGCGGCCGTCTTCAAGCGTCACTGGGCCTTCGACCTGCGGTTGCTCGCCCAGACGATCTTCGTCACCGACCCCCGAGTGCAGGCGATCATCAACCGGGTCACGGACACGAAGCCGCCGCGCTTCTCCAAGAAGGCCCGGATCGCGCGCGAGAAGGAAGAGCACCCGCTCATGGTTTGGTCGAGCGACAAAGCCTTGGGCCCGAACGAGCTCGAGGAGGCGATCGAGTCGCTGCGTGGCAATTCGGTCGCCCACATCATGCCGGCCGAACAAGGCAAGCTCGAGGTCATCGGCCCCACGAACACGCCGAGGCAACGGCGAACCCGCGCCGCCGAGCTTGCGTGGAAGAACGAGCACGGCGGAAAGGTCGAGCGCGCGGCGCGCCACGACGCCATTCGTCGGGCGGTCGCGATTGTACGGGCGGTCGGGGACGTGCCCTACGAAGTGCACCGGCGAGGCCGGCGGCACCAAGACGCCGTGAAAGCGAACGGGGGAAAGGACATCACATGAGCGACGAGAACGAAGAGCAGCAACCGCAGATGCCGCACCCGATCCAGATGATGTTCGGGATGCACCGGCCGCCGACGCAGGAGGAGATGCTGGCGAGGAAGAAGTCCCTCTCCGACTTCGCGAAGGCCTCGCTCCCGCAGCTCCGGGAGATGCAGCGCCTCGCGCGGGAGGTCTACGTCCTCTACATGGACTCGCCCGCGCAGGCGGGGCAGGTCTCGCAGCGTCACCAAGAGATCCGGCAGACCCTCGCGCTGATGATCGAGGACCTCGAGGGCTACGCGGCGCTATGAACGGCGAGGGAGCGAAGCCCGTCCCGGAGCTCCTCGACTTCCGCCTCGCGCCGGAGGCGGAGGGTCAGTCGACGTCCGACTGGATCGCGCACCGCCGGCGGGTGCTCGAGGACTCCGCGCGCTTCCGGCACCAGCACCCGGAGACGGCCGTCTTCTTCCCGGTGCTTGCGGCGCCGTCGCGCGAGATCGAGACCTTCCTTCAGAACGTCGCCGGCCTCCACAAGCGCGGAGAGTTCCCCGTCCCCACCGTGAACGCGTGCGTCTACATGGCGCTCCCGAACGGGAAGGTGCTTCGCGTCCACGTTGCGGAGGTCGAGTGATGGCCTTCTTGCTCATCGGCCTCGTCCTCGGCGTCTATCTCGCCCTGGTGGGCATGCTGCTGCGGAACGCCTGGCGAAAGTCGAAGACGACGAGCGAAGCTGTCGGTGCCCAGCCGGTGGAGCGCGAGCCCACGCCGGCTTGTCCGCCCGAGGTGATTCGAACGGCTCAACCCATCGGCGGTTGCGGCGTCCGCGGCTGTTCGAACCCCCGCAGGCACTCGCACGTCGAGGCGCTCGTCGCCCAGTTGAAGGGGAAGAAGTAATGCGCGGGCGCGCGGTAAGACTCATCAACGTCCGCGGCATCTCGGCGAGCCACCGGATGAAGCTGCGCGAGCTCGTCGCCCAGCGGACCTCCGTCGACGCCATCGCGAAGGAACTCCACATCGGGCCCGAGACGATTCAGACCGCGATGACGGAGGGGGCGACCTTCCGAATGGCGACGGCCGAACGGCTCGAGAAGGCGATCGACGGGGCGGGGAGGGCGGCGTGAACGACGAAGACTTCAACCCGAAACGCATCGTCCTCACCCCGAACCAGGAACGGATATTGTCCGAGACGCTCTCGGAGCTCGGTGCAGATCCGCCGCCGGTTGGTACGCCGGAGGATGTCTTCTGGCGAGACCACGCACGCTTCGTGGCGTCTCTGGATGCCAGGCTGCCGATGGGGCAGCGGGACCGGCCGGGCTTCATCTACGTGATCGAGGCCATCGGTGCGTCGCGCGTGAAACTTGGCTGGACCGCGCGAGACGCGCGCGACCGGCTGATGAGCCTGCAGACGTCGTCACCGTTCCCGCTGCGAATCGTTGCGGTCATCGTCGGGACCATGCGCGAAGAGCGCGCGCTGCACGCGCGCTTCCACGCGCTTCGGATCATGCCGAATTCGGAGTGGTTCCACCTTCGCGGCGAATTGGAAGCCTTCGTGCGATCCCTCCCAATCCAACTTGGGAAGTCGGAATGAGCGCGGCCCCCATCGAACGAATCTTCGTCTCCCGCGAAGAGGCCGCCGAGCTTCTTAGCGTTTCCGTCTCGACGATCGACCGCCACGTGCGGAGAGAGTTGACCCCGGTGCACATCGGGGGTCGTGTGCTGTTCGACTTGGAGGAGGTACGGGCATGGGCAGGCGCGCGGAAGGCTGGAAACTCGTCTGGAGAGTCGGCACACGATACAGCAAGCGATGGGAGGACGGAGCTGTCGCCTACGTCCGATTCACCTACAAGAGCACGCCGTACCTTCTCTCCACTGGAGAAAAAGATCCGCGAAAGGCTGACGCCTCGTGCTCGCGCCTCTACTCCGACGTCATCCAAAGGGGAGCGCCGAAGGCCAACCGCGTAGCGCTCTCCCGCGAGCCGATCGCCGATCTCTTCACGCGATGGCTCGCGAGCTTGGACGGCGTTCTCGATCGGACCACCGCAAGCACGTACGAGGGGTACGTCCGGACGCACTTTCTGTCCGGCTTCGAAGATCTCACCGAGCTCGCCGACCTCGGGCGCGTCCGCGCGTACATCAACCGACGGCTGAAGATCGTGCTCAAAGGCAGCATCTTGAAGGAGCTCTCCGCGCTCCGCGGCTTTCTCACGTGGTGCCGCGACGAGCAGGTCTTCACCGAGCTCCCCGCATGGGTGGAGTTGAAGGCGAAGTCGCTCTTCCCCGCGAAGGCGAAGGGAAAGCGCGCCGGTGCGCAGCGCGAGAAAGCGAACGAGCTGACGCCGGCGCAGGTCGAGAGCTTCATCGCCGCGCTTCCCATCCTCAGCGAACGGACGACGAAGGGGCGCCACTTCCCCATCCGGGCCCGCTTCCTGGTCGCCTACGAAACAGGGCTCCGTCCGGCGACGCTCGACGAGGCGCTCTGGACGGATCTCGAGACGGACGCCGCGGGGCAGATGTCGTTCGTCATCCGGGACGAGATCGACAAGAACCGCTTCGGTCGCAAGGTGCCGATCTCTGCCATCGCTGCCGAGGAGCTCGAGCACCTTCCGCACTCTCGGTCCGACGGGCTCATCTTCGGGAAGCACGACTACCGGGTCGCGATCACCAAGGCGTGCGAGAAGGCGGGCATCGATCTCCGGGTTGCTCCCTACGACTTCCGGCACGCCCGCGGGACTCACCTGATCGACGCCGGCGCCCCCCTCACCGCGGTCGCCTTCCTCCACGGTCACAAGCAGGTGACGACCACGAACAAGTACGTCCACGCCAGCGGCCGCCAGGCCGAGCAGTGGGTCAACGCCAGGCCGCTCCCGCCGACGCCGAAACCGCTCGCGCTGCCACCCGCCCCCGGCCCCTCGAACGAGGGGCCGCCTGAGCGGATTGAAGCGATCGAAAGCTCAACGATTGCGGACGTTTCCCGCACAGTAAGTGAACAGGTCGAGGCGGTTGCGGTGCGAAGGACGGGAGTTGAACCCGTACAGGAGTTACCCCGCTGGAACCTGAATCCGTCGTTTACTCACGATCCACGGACAAACAAGGGTGAGGGTGAAAGTGCGTCTCTGCAGAAGTCTGCAGAAGTCGGCACCAGTCAGCAGGATTCCTGCACACTGTTCGGAAACGGATCGCGAGGTCTTCTGGTCGGTCCCCGAGGGCTCTTCGTTGGGTCCGGGAGCTGGCTCGAGGGGGCGTTCGGTGTCCTAGGTCGGGGGCTCCCCGCGCGCGCCGCGGTCCTCCATCTCGCCTCCGAATGGGCGGCCGGAGGCGCCTCGTGACCCGCCCCTCGTTCTCACTGAACCGGGCACGTCCGGAGCCGAAGGCGGGCGACCTCCGCACGGTCCGCGGCGAGCTTTGCGTTCGAAGGCAGGCGGCCGAGCGCAACACGGCCGGAACGGTCATCGGGGTCATCGTCCGCGGACGGAAGCCCGTCTGGGACTGGGTCCCGGTGGGAGGGGAGCCGGCCGACCAGCAGCGTCGCATCGCCGCCATCCTCGCCTACGTGGATCCGGACGCGACGGTCGTCCAACGCCGGAAGGGCTTCGCGGCGGTGCCCCCGGCGACCCCGGACATCTACGTGCCGAACGCGCTCATCAGCTCCCCGGCGGGCTACTCGAAGGATGCGGCCCGCGAGCGCCGCTTCGCCGAGGTGATGGCACGCTCGGTCTCCGTATCCCCCCACGAGCCGCCCGTGCTCCTTCCCGACGGTCCACTCGGCGCGAAGGACGTCGTCGCCGCCATCAACGAGCAGAGCGGGCTCGCCGTCGCCCGGCTTGCGTCGGAGGGCGTGGTCGAGATCGCGGGAGCCGAGGTCCCCGCCGGCGCCGCGCCAGACCCGCCGTGCACCTGCGACGGGAACGGCTCGACGACCTGCTGGGATTGCGGCGGGTCGGGAGGCTTCCACGACTGCGGGGACGATTCCTGCCCATGCGCCGACCCCGAGGAACCGACCGACACGTGCCAGACCTGCGAGGGGAAGGGCTGGCTCCGGTGCCCGGGATGCTTGGCGGCGGCCCCGCCGGCGGACGCCGACGCCTGCGACGGCTCCTGCGGCTTCAGCCACCCGCACCGACGAAGGGAGGTGGCGACGTGATCGCCTTTCTCTGCGACTTCGCCTTCAATCTCGCCATCCTGCTCGGCCTCTGGGCTAACTACCGCGCCCACCGCGACACGGTCGCCGCGCTCGAGGCGATGGCCGCGCGCGTCGCCGAGCTCGAAGACGAGGTCGAGTCTCTCTGGGGGGACCCGCCCGACGACGACCCGGACGACGGGGAGGAGCCGGGCGTCCTCACGGAAGACACCGAGGCGGTCGGCGAGGTCATCCCGCTCAAGAGGGCGTCGTGACGGCCATCGCATGTTTCGTTCTGTCCGTCGGAGGCGTTCGATACTGGGTAGACCCTGACGATCGGATGCTGGCGCGCCGACTCTCGTTCGGTTCCGCTCCCGTGGAGGACCTCCGCGCGGGAGCGCCGTTCTACCAGCTTCTCCCGTGCCCGTACTGCGGGGTGGAGGAGGACCGGGGGCACGACCCGCTGAAGCACGTGGACCCCAGGCTCGGGACGCCGACGGCGGCCGGCAAGCACGTGGAGCAGCCGGTGCCTGGCACCGCCACGGTCGTGATCCGGGGCTTCTCTACTCCGGAAGGCGACCCGGTGCCGTACGGGCCGGGTGACAAGCGGTTCTCGGCGACAGGGGAGTTTCTGGGAGAGCAAGTCGGGAGAAAGCCGAAAGGTGCTTCGTGACCACGATCGATCTCAGCAAGGCGCGCCTGTTCATCGGCGATCACGAGGTCGTCTTCAAGGACGGCACGGCCACCTACGAGCAGGTGCCGAAGACCTCCGAGCCCGAATGGGTCGTCGAGTCCACCGTGGGTTCTTACTCCTTCGAGACGAAGATTTCGATGACCGACGAGCTCCGGGACTTCCTCAAGTACCTCGACGAGCAGATCATCCGCTCGGTCATGGGGAAGCCGCGCCGCGGGCATTCGCGGCGCAGCCGGTTCTCGCCAAAGCGCACTGGGCCGTACTTCTGCGGGCGCTGCGTCGCGATTGGCTTGTGCCGTCCCATCATGACGCTCTACGGGCTGCGGGCTCACATGGCGCAGGACCGGCACGGACACCGAGGGTTCCTGCGCGCGGAGGTTGGCCGATGAACGACGGTGACAGGCTCATGGCTGGCGCGGCGATGCTCTTCTTCGGGTTCGCTCTCCTCTGCCTCGTCTCGGAGCTCCGGAGGATTCGCCACGAGATCTGGCGCCTGGCGAACGCGACGTGGTTCATCGAGCGAAGCGGCGGGCTCAATCGGCGCGCGCCGACGAAGCATTCGCGCGAGATGGGAGACGGGCCGTGAGCGCCAAGCGCCGCCGCTTCAAGGAGCCCGAGGTGCCCGCGGGGAGCCCGTTCGCGCCGCCCATCGCGGCCGCGCTCGTTCAGATGCGCGCACTCACCCACACGCTCCCCGCGGACGAGGAGGCGAAGGCGCTCGTCCTCGAGCGCGTCGCGGGGATGGAGACGGTCATCCTGCTCTGCCGCCGGGCGGCCGCGGGGGAGAAGCTCGACGCGCCGCACCTCGTGAAGGTCGAGCGCGCGCCGGCGGCGGAGGGCGGGCTCGCGGAACGCGTGCGGGAGCTCGAGGCGCGGGTCGCAGCGCTCGAGGGGCGTCCGTCGGCGTCCGGGCGCCCGATGCCGGAGATTCTCCGCGCGCCGAAGAAGGCCACCCTCAAGGAAGCGCTGAAGGAGGCGCGGTCCGGGGGACTCGGCCGCTGCGAGCGCGCCCTCCTCGCGGTGCTCGCGCAGAGGGAAGGGGAGGCGACGTCGGCCGCGCAGCTCGCGGTCCTCTCGGGGTACTCGTTCAAGTCGAGCGGCTTCCAGAACGCACTCAGCCGGCTTCGTTCCCTCGGGTTCGCGGAGGGGGGCGCGGACAACGTGCGGGTCACCGCCGACGGGGGGCGCGAATCGGAGGACTTGGGGCTTGCCGTCGCCCCGATGCCGACCGGGCGTGATCTCGTGGACTACTGGGTTCGGAGCCTGCCGAAGGCGGAGGGCACGATTCTGAGGGCGCTCTGCATCGCGCACCCAGACCCGCTCGACCAAGACCAGCTCTCCGCGGCGACGAACTACTCCCGGACGTCCAGCGGATTCCAGAACGCGGTGAGCAAGCTCCGGTCGCTGAAGCTCGCGACGAAGGGCTGGCCCGTCCAGGCGAGCCCCATCTTCTTCGAGGGAGGCCAGTCGTGAGCGCCGCCGAATTCACCGCGCTGCATGAGGAGCGACTCAACGCGCTGCGCGAGCGCCTCTTCGTGATGATCGAGAGGCATCTCGCCGAGGATCCCCACTGCAAGTCGTACGAGGGGGCCGTCGAGATCGTGCGGTCCTACCCGAACGTCTGGGAGCACCGCGCGGGGGACCAGCCGGAGTGGAAACTGCATCTTCACTGCTACGTGATTGGTGGCTCGCGGCACCACGAATTCGTCGGCAACACGGCGGGCGCCGTCCTCGACCTCTTCGAATCCTGGATCGACAACGAGGCGGCGGAGATCGAACGGGAGCGCGCAGAGGACGCGCGCGCGCTGCCGGCCGCTCCGGAGAGTCGGCCGTGACCGGGCTCGTCGTCCGACGCAACTCGAAGGGCCGTGGCGTCTACGCGACGCGCCGCTTCGCCTGCCACGAGCTCGTGATGGCGTGCCCGGTCATCGTCGCGCCGATGCGCGCGCTTCTTGGTCCCGTCCTCGAGTTCTACGTCTTCGAGTGGGGAGACCCTGCGACGGGAGCGCTGGCGCTCGGGTATGGGAGCCTCGTCAACCACGCCTACCGCCCGAACGCCGTCTACCGGTCTCGCATCCGGAGTCGCGAGCTCCATTTCTTCGCTCGGCACTCCATCCTGCCCGGCGAGGAGGTGACGGTGAACTACAACGGCGACCCGGAGGACCGGACTCCGGTGGAGCACGTGAAGGAGCAGAGGAAATGACCGAACAAGAAGACTTCATTGCCAACGTGAACGACGATGCCCGGCAGCACGCGATTCAGCTCATCACCGCGCTCGGGGAGCTTCGCGGGGAGAACCGGGCGGAGCGCGCGATCGCGCTCGTCGGCGGGACGCTAAAGGCGCTCCGCAACGGGACGCTCCTCTCCGCGGCGGCGGCGCTCCAATCGCTCCACGACCAGGGGCTCCCGCTCACCGGGGCGGAGTGCGCGGATGCGCTGAAAGATCAGGTCGTACCGTGATCTTCGTGAAGGGCGTGATCGTCTGCGACAGTTGCGAAGCTCGAGCCGATGTCGACGTGACAATCACCAACGACATTCCCACGCCGAGGTCGCTACCCGCAGGCTGGGAGTTCGCGCGGGGCTACGGCTTCCTAGGGATCTTCGTCCGGAAGCTTTGCTGTCCGAAATGTCGAGGTGGGAAATGAGCCGCGCGCTCGAGATCCTCCGCCGCGTCGAGTGGGGCCATCCGGACTCCGCCTTCATGACCAAGCACCGGCCGGGCTCCTGGCGGGAGTGCCCGTGCTGCCGGGCCGAGGTCATGGAGGATGTGGCGAGCACGGCGCCTGTCATGGGGCACGCGGTTCGGCACCGGCCGGGGTGCGAGCTGGCCGCGGAGCTCGACGCGGCGAAGCTCTTTCAGGACCCCCTCGAGCTACTGGCGAAGTCCGCGGCGGAGGTCGAGCTGCTGCGCGAACAGCTCGCCGCGGCACGAGCCGGCGGCCATGTTCTCCGCGCCGACCAGGGGTGCGCGCGGCACCGCGACGGTGGAGACCCGAAGGCGGAGTGCCGATGCCGCGGCATCATCCTCGGGACCTGCCGGCTCTGCGGAGCCAAGCGCGTAGGGAAAGGCGGCGCGTGCCCGAGCGAGGACGGTCCGGTGACCTCGACCTTCAGCATCATGCACCGCGACGCGGAGGTGCTCGTCAGCGGCCATGTCGCGCCCGTCCGGTGGTTCGCGGAAGTCCGCGCCGAGCTCGCGCGGCGGATCCCATGTTCTGGGATTCAGAAGCACAACGTCACGATCGGGGCGTTCGTGGTCCAGGGGCCGGACCACGAAGATTGGACGTCGTTGATCTTCGAGGAAGGCGCAGGCGAGGACCTGCCGCCGTCCGCGTTCGTGGACGAGATCGAGCGGCGGTTGAAACCGAAGGAGGGTGCATGACGCAGGAGTCGGACCGTCACGAGACCGGATGGTGCGAAGAGCACCAGGAGACGTGGCCCTTGGGCCCCGGGTACTGCCAGGGGTGCCAGGCGGCGATCGAGGCGCGTAAGGCCGCTGAGGGTGCCGAGCTTCAGCGACTGCGCTGTCTCTACGACGTGGCGAGGACCTTCACCTTCGAAGGGCCGGGCGGCAAGTTCGTCGCCTGCGCTTCGTATGATGTCGACGGGAATGTCGAGCACTGGAGCGTCGCGCCGTTCGACATGGGACGCGCGCTGCGCCGCTACTCGAAGAAACTGGCCATCACCGAAGCGTGCCGTCTCGCGCAAGGGAGCGCCGAGGACGTCACGGAGCCGCTCGGCTTGGCGTTCTCCCGGATCCATCGCGAGGCTGCCGTCGCCACCGCGATCGACCATCTCCTCGAGTGCGCCTACGAGGCGGCGAGCGTGGACTGCCACATCGCCGACAAGGCTCGGCTCTTCGCGGCGATCATCAAGTACGAGCGCGCGGCCGGCGTTCCCTGCCGGGGCTGCGGGAAACCGGACTGCGCGCGCGAACGCAACGACGAGGGCGAACTTCTCTGCGACCCGAACACCATACCGGAGGAAGCATGACGCGCGAACGAACGACGCACGACGGGACGTACATCGAAGTCGAGGAGGAACGGGCCAAGGTGGACGAGCGCGCGGCGGCGACGGAAGCATCCTCCGACGTCTACATCCCCGAGGAGCGAGACCCGAATAGGCCGATCGGCTATCGAAATTCTCCCGACGGAGTCGCGCGCGCGAAGGAATTGCTCGCGACCGTCGCGGGCCTCCCGGCCCCGTCCGCGGAAGATCCGCCCGCGACGTCCGTCGCCGAGGCGAAGCTCCGGATGGCGCAGCAATACTCCGCGAGCGCGCGTCTGCAAGCCTCCCGGTTTCTCGACGGACTCCTCGGCCCGCTCTCCCCCCTCTCGCTCGACGAGACGAAGCAAGCGCGCGCCGCCGCGGTCGAGTCACTCGCTAGCGCGATGCTCGGCGTGCGTGAGTATGCGATCGACGAGTGCGCTGCGGCGGTCGAAGGGATGGAGGCCGCGCTCGCCCCGAACGGTCTCTCGCCGAACGGTCAGCCCATTCGGGCTGCGGTGTACTCGTCGGGAATTCGGGCCATCAAGATGGCGTCTCTTGTCGCGCCAGCACTGGCTAATCAGGTAGCCAGTCGCAATAGTGAGACGTCGTGATCCCGCTGCGGTCCAGAGTCGTGCTCGCGCTGGCGTCGCTCGGTCTCGCCGGGCTCGTCCAGTCCGGGCCTCCTCGGCGCGAGTTCTTCCCTCCGCTTTCTCCGGAGGAAGAGCGCGAGGCGCGGGAGCGAGCCGCGGCGAGCTTGTCCACAATCGAGGACGAGCGCGAGCGGATCTTCCGCCGAAAGCTGCGCGACGAAGAGCAAGGGCGAGTCACGCTTACTCGGGCGGAGAGCACGGACTGGACCGTCCGAAACGCAGATCCGGTCGCAGATCTTCACCGGGCGATCGCGCAGTCCGGCCTCACGGTCGGGACGGAAGTCGAGGAGGTGCGTGCGGTGCGTGCGGTGCGGCGGCGGCCAGCCCCCGAGCGTGGCGCGCTCGTCGTCCCGTCGGACGATCACCGCGACGCGATGCAATTCGTCGAGCGCGCGGGAGCGGCGGAGCGGCTCTCTGCCGCAGAGGCCAAACGAGAGCGACGCCGCAAGCGCGCGCTCGAGAACGAAGCGAAGAAGAAAGGAACCCCATGACCGAGCACGAGCCACCCTTCCGTCTCCACACGATCGACCGCGCTGCGCAGGAGGGCAGCGAACGATTCAATCGCGAGTACCACCTCCACGTCGCGGGCGTCGGTCACTTCTCGGCGCAGGTCCTCTTCCCGAGCGGTCGCTTTGCGATCGGAGGCGATGGGAGTCTCGACGGCGAGGACCTCGTCAAGGTCCAGGCGTGCGTCCCGCCCGTCGGGCTTCACCTCGGCTTCCAGTCGTGGAAGGTGGCGCGCGAGATCCGCGCCGTGCTGCGTGCGCTCGGCGTGCAGACCGTGGCGTTCCAAGAGTACGAGACCTCGCTCCGGATCTTCGACTGGGCCGTTTGGTGGGACGTCTTCGCCCCCGCTCATGAATGGAGCCGGCGTGCGGCGCCCTGGCGCCGTGGAGCCTGGCATCCGTTTGGGCATCCCGGCCAGCGCATCGGAGACGAGGAGGATCTCGCTCAGCGCGAAGACACGATCGAACTCGACGAAGGGCCTCAAGCCTGCACGCTCACGCTCTCGCGCGGGCGGTTCCGATCGAGGCTCTTTCCGGCGCTCGTCGTCACGCGGTCGTTCGTCTCCTTCGACTTCAAGCCGGCGATCGACCTCGGAGGAAGCAAGGGCCCGGTCAGCTGGATGGGCGTGAACGCCGAATCCTTCGAGGACGCCATCTACAAGATGCGCGTCCGCATCCTAACGGAGCGGGCGAAGAGCAACTGGCGGGCGCCTTCGCCGGTGAAGGCGGCGTCGTGAAGGGAGCGAAGCGATGAAGTGCGCATGCGGAACCAAGCTTTCGGAGGTTGCCCTCGGGGGCCCGAGCGGTGCGGTGTGGCACTGCCGCTGCGGGCTCATCTACTCCGTCTCGGTGGACATCCCAGCGCTCCACCGGCGCGTGGTGGATCTGGAGACCGACGTCGAGCGGCTGAAGGTGCAGATGGCCGCGATAACGTCGGCGGGGAAGACCGGCATCGCGGAGCCGCCCCCGAAGCGATGGGGCTTTTGGTTCTTTGGGCGATCGTCCCTTGCGGGCGTGCGTGTTGAGGAACCTCACTGGGGTCAGGGCGCAGGCATCCCAGGGCCCCGCTACGAGCAGGGGACGAAGGAGGAGATGGAGGCGCGGCTCGCGCGCGAGAGCTGGCCGCTCGGCAGCGTGGAGGTCCGGGAACTGCCCGCCGAACTCGCGGCCATGCGCTACGAGGGCGGACCGTGAGCCCCCGTCCCAAGGCGGAGGACTCCTTCTGCCGCGCGACGCTCGAAGCCTTGCGCGAGGGCGGCTCCGTCATCGTCCACACGAGCGATGAACGACTCCTGCGTCGCGAACTAGCGGAGGCCGGGGCGACGAAGGAGGAGATCGCGCGGATCAAGTTCGAAGGACCGGGGGCGGCGTCGTGAAGACCAGGCCGATTCTCTTCAGCGCTCCGATGGTCCACGCGATACTCGATGGGACCAAGACGCAGACCCGCCGAATCGTGCGTGGTGCGGGAGGATCAGTTGCGGTCACGAAGGACGTTATCGGCACTCAGCCGAACGATCTTTGGTGGATTGCGGGGGCAGAGGCGGGGGGCTCATCGTCGTTCGTCCGGTGCCCATACGGCCTCCCTGGCGATCATCTATGGGTGCGCGAGACGTGGGCCTTACTCACCGGAAACGGACATCGCCTCGTCTACCGTGCCGATGGCGAGCCGATCACGAACGACCCGCAGACCGGGAAGCGAGTCCCGGTTGACCCAATGCGATGGACCCCGTCGATCTTTATGCGCCGACACCAATCGCGCATCACGCTCGAGATCACCAGCGTCCGCGTCGAGCGGCTTCAGGCGATCACGGAAGAGGACGCGCGCGCAGAGGGAATCCACGAGTTCCGACTCCCGAACGGGTCGATCTTCGGTGTGCAAGGCGTTCGCGGCGACGACGTTGGCAGCACCGCGGTCGAGGCGTACGCGACGCTCTGGGACCAGATCAACGCGTCCCGCGCTCCGTGGTCCTCGAATCCGTGGGTCTGGGTCGTCTCCTTCAAACGCTTGGAGGGAACGTGAGCGACGAGGAACGGGACGACATCGACTACGACCCCGACACTTCGGACTGCGTCGATTGCCATCACGGCATCGCGCTCGACGACGGGTGCGAGCCCACCGACCCGCCGCTCTGCCACGAGTGCGAGAAGGCCCGGCTCCGGACTCGGATCGCCGATCTGGAAGCGAAGCTCAACACGCCCGAGACGACGTCCTTCGTGGAAGGCGTGAAGCTCGAGGTCGCGCATCAGCGGGAACGCTGGGGCTCCGACCACGACGGGGGCAAAGAGCCGTCCGACTGGTTCTGGCTCATCGGGTACCTCGCGGGCAAGGCGCTCACCGCTCACCTCGCGGGGAACGTGGAGAAGGCGCTCCACCACACGATCTCCTCCGCCGCTGCGCTCGCCAACTGGCACGCCGCGATTCTCGGGCAGACGAACATGCGGCCGGGCATCGCGCCGCCAAAGGAAGGCTGACATGGCGGAAGGTCTAAACAGGGTCCAGCTATTGGGGAACCTCGGCGCCGACCCGGAGCTCAAGATGCTCAACGGCGGACAGGCGGTCATGAACCTCCGCATCGCGACGATGCGGTCCTACCTCGACAAGAACAACACCCGGCAGGAACAGACCGACTGGCACACCGCGGTCTGCTGGGGGAAGCGCGCCGAGGGGCTCGCGAAGATCCTGAAGAAGGGAGACCGCATCTATGTCGAGGGGCGGCTGCAGACGCGCTCCTACGAGAAGAACGGCGAGAAGCGCTACGCGACCGACGTGCAGGTCGAGAACGTCGTTCTCTGCGGCGGCGGCCGCGGCGGGGACAGCCAGGGCGGGGGCGGTGGAAGCCGAGGGAGCGGCCAGCGCGCGCCCGCGGGCGGAGGCGGTGGGGGTGGCAACGCGCCCCTGCCGCAGGACGACTTCGACGAGGGCTTGGGTGGTGGCGGCGACGACGAGATTCCTTTCTGAACAGGAGCGAACATGACCAAGCATCTCATCGACGAAAAAGCCCCGATGGGGAGGACCTGGGCTCACACCCGCAAGAGCCTGGTGCCGCGTGCGTGCGAATTCTGCGCGGGAGAATATCAGCCAACCAGCAGAAGCCAACTCTGGTGCGAGGCGTGTGCGCCGAACGCTTTCTACATGAAAATGATTCGTGCCTTCGGGATCAACAGGGCTGGATTCGACAAGGTGCTCGCAGCGCAAGATAACAAGTGCGCTATCTGCTCGTTGCCATTCTCTCCAGAACACATGCCTGGCGAGGTCCACAAGAACCCATTTCCTTGCGTCGATCATGACCATGTAACCGGCAGGTTCCGTGGGCTTTTGTGCCTTCGGTGTAACACTAGGCTGGGAGGACGAGGCGACGAGACCACCTGGTTGCTGGCGGCCTTGCAATATATAAGGGACACGACCAGAGGAGTCGTCCTTGTCCCGTATGACGACCCTTGTGCGCAAGACATTCTCTACGAATATGCGCAGCGCCGACGTGCGGGGAGCCATGGGTCTGAGGCTGACGCGGAGTACGCTGACGAGATCGAATCGGCTCTACGCGCCGCTGGCTTCGTGCCGCCGGCAGAAGCGGCGCCGCCGCCGTCCGGGTTCGTCGGCTTCTCCCCGGGGATCGTTGACGAGAAGGTCCAAATCGCGTGAGCTACATCAAGGCCCTGTCGTTGCGCCAGCCGTGGGCGTGGCTCGTCCTCAACGGGAAGTCGATCGAGAATCGCCGCTGGCGTACGCCCTTCCGCGGCGACTTCCTCATCCACGCAGCGAAGGGCTGCACCGAAGACGAACACTTCGACGCGCTCATGTTCGCGCAGAACGTCGACGCGAAGCTCGCCCAGCGGATGCCAGGCTGGAAGGAGACCGAACGCGGGGGGATCGTCGGCATCGCGAAGCTCGTCGAGGTGATCGCCCCGCGCGATTCGCAGGAGGCACTCCACGTCGGCTGCTATCCGGCGGGTCTCGAGTGGCGGTGGCACTTCCCGGAGCAGTGGGGGTTCGTCCTCGAGAACGTCCGCCCGATCCCCTTCGTCCCGTGCAAGGGGGCGCTCTCCTTCTTCGACGTGCCACCCGACGTCCTCGCCCAGGTCGAGGCGCACCTCGGAGCCGCCGCATGAAGTACTCGGGGCAGGACATCCTCGTCGGCGACGTCGTCACCCACGCCTTTGAGAAAGGCGAGTGGAGGGTGCAAGGCTTCGACGGCGTGATGGTCTTGCTCACCGGGCCGCGCGGGCGCTTCTCCGCGCTGCCGAACCTGCTCGTGTTCGTCCGGAGGGCGGCCCCACCGGATTCCAAACCGCGCCGCGCCCGAAAGCGCCGCGTAGTCCAAACCAACGGGTCGACGCCAAGCGTCGGCCTGAACCTCGGCGCTCACCTGGGCGTCGCCCGTGTCGATGACGAGGAGGACAGCTGATGCCCAAGATGGCGATCACCGAACACGCGGTCGAGCGCTTCGTCGACCGGGTCGCCCCCGAGTGGGGCTACGTGAAGGCGAGGCACTACCTCGAAGAGCACGCGGAGCAGGCCACGCGGCTCCCCGACAAGACGCTCCTCGGCCAGCGGCAGTACGAGATCGCCGACCCGCCGTGCATCCTGGTCGTCAAAGGGGAGGACGAGGGGACGCTCGTCTGCGTGACCGTCTTCCCGCGGCACGGCCCCATGGGCGGCCGGCGCCTCACCGAGCTCGAGGCGGAGATGATGCGGGAGCTGGCCGAGCGCCCAAAGCCGCAATCGGTCATCGTGCCGCCGGCGAAGAAGCACTGGGCGGCCGCCGAGCTCCGCGCCTTCCTGAAACTGCAACGGGACCGCTTCGAATGGGAAAAGGAGGCGCTGCAGGAAAGCATGCGCGTCGAACGCTCCCGGCTTCTGAGGGATCGCGCGCACGACGTCCGGAAGTCGGCCACGCTTCACCGCAAAGCCGTGGTTAGCGCCCAGGTCCGTCACGACGACCGGATGGCGCGCCACATCGAGACGCAGGACGCCCAGATCTCGAAGCTGCGGCGATGCCTCCGCCCCGCGCTTCAGTACGTGGTCCAGCGCTCCGGCGAGGACGGGGCGGCGGCGGAGGTCCTCGACGCCGTGCGGGCGGCCGAGCCGGGTTTCCTCACCGAAGGGTTTCTCTCGCCGAAGCAGAAGCCCGGGAGTGCGGCCTGATGCCCGCTCTTTGGCGAGAACGCCCGCCGCCGCCGTGCGGCTTCTGCCACGGGCGCGGGCCCGAGCGGCGCGACGACGCGGAGCCGTACGCGCTTCTCCCATCGGCCGACGAGGACCCCGTCCAGCCGCGCAGACTTTGGCAGCCGTGCCCGTGCGGGAAGCGCTGGGCGCCGTTCGTCTACGACGACTGCTTCCGCGGGATGGGCTTCGTGGCCGGCAAGACGCCACCGCGCGGCTTCCACGGCGTCATCTTCGCTGCCGGACTCCCGAGCCACGTCGCGCGGCACATCTACGACCGCATCCGGCACCTGCACGCCGACGCCGTGCGCGACGAAGGGTGGGAGCGCTACTTCGACGAGGCGACGCGCGCCGCGCTGAAGGATGCGCTGGAAGCGTTCATCGAGGAGCAGCGCGCGGTGCTCGAGGAGCAGCCGTCGCGGAGCTGCTTCCTGAACCTCCGCGCGGCGGAGAAGCGGAAGCCTCGCCAGGTCCGCCGGTTCAAAGCGGAGCGCGACCGCGCCGACGACTGGTCCGTCGCGTTCCAAAAGGAAGTCACGCTCGGCGGTCGCGTCTTCCTCATCGGCTTCAACATGCATTAGTCCAAACAATCCGGTGATGTCCAAAGCAGACTCTAGATCACGCGACACGCAGCCGAAACGGAGACGCGAGAGAGATGAGACGAACGCATGGGGTGATCGGCTAAAACGATAGCCATAGTCGCGGCGACTGCGTCCAAAGGGCGCGCGCGGCGAGGGTGCAGTATCCCAGCGGGCGAGGTCCGCGGGTCCAATCGAAGGAGGCGCTATGGTTGGCGAACGTGCAAGTAGGGGCCGGGTTCCGCGCAGTGTGGCTAATCGCGTAGCCGCAACGGCGTGCGGTGTGGCGGGCGGGCTGTTCGTGGTGCTCGTCATGCTGCCGGTGCTGGCGGTGGTGGAAGTGCTCGACGGGGAGCGGGCGCAGTGATGGACGCCCTCGTCACGCTCCACGCGCGCGCTGTGGCGTGCAGCCGCTGCCACTTGGTCGGGCTCCCTTCCTCGGCGTCGGTGAGCATCCCGTTTCACCTCGACACGTCGATCGTGCTCAAGGCGTGCGAGACGGGCTGGCGATCGCGTGTCGCCCCCGGCGGGACGCAGTTCTTCTGTCCTGCTTGCGTGCCGCTCGAGGGGCTCCGAGTGAGCGAGCGGTACGCGCAACGGGCGGGGACAATCCGCGATCTCGAAACGAACCTCGAGGTCGCGTACGGCGTCGGAGATACGGCGTCCACGATCGGCGAGCACTTGCTCAAGACCATCCAAGAGCGGGGGCGCCGATGAATGCTCCCCCCTCCAGCGACCCCCGGTGGGGGGAGTGGGCGCGGCCCCTCGCGGCCTTCCTCCGCACCGCGCCGCGGACGCGATCGGAGTGTGTCCGCTTCTCCGTCGCGCGCGGGGTCTCGTACGCGCACGCGGAGAGTCTCGGCCCGTGGTTGGAACTCGAGGGGCTCGCCCGGGCGGAGGCGGGCGTCCTCGCGCTCACCGCCGAGGGGATCGCGTGGATCGGGGACGAGCGGGTCGATCTCGTGCTCCTCCCGCCGGTCGAGCGCCGCCCCCGGCGGCCGCGCGGCGCGACGCCCCCCTCCGTCGAACGCCTGCGGCCGGTGGAGCGCGCGGGTCGCACGGGCGACGGGCAGGCGCTTTGGCGGTGCGCCTGCGCGTGCGGCGGGACCTGCACGGTCCAGGCGAGGCTTCTGCGGGCGGCGAAGGTTCGATCGTGCGGCTGTCTGCGCGAGGAGATGAGGGCGAGCGGGCGGCCGTCGTCGCAGTGGAAGGTGGCCTCGTGACGCATCGTGCATGGGCGAAAGATCAGATGCAGATGCATCGCGCCACGATCCCCGAAGAGGAGGCGCGCGTCTGCACCGCGTGGGAGGAACCGCTCGGACAGACGGAGCACTACGTACTGAGTAACGCCAACGGCCGCGAGCTCGCGGCGGGGTCGCTCGAAGCGCTACGCGCGGCCGAGCGGCTGCTCGGCGTCGAGCTGAGGTACGTCTGGCACTACCTGCCGGAGCGGCTCGCTCGGCCGCTCAGCGCGGTGGTCGATGGGTTCAGCTTCCTCGTGGAGGAGCGCTGATGGCGAGCCCCACGCCCCCCTTCATCACGTTCGTTCACGCCGGCGGCGACAACGACACGCCGGAGAATGCGCGGCGCGGCGAGGTCCTCGACGAGTGGTGGCCGAACGGTCCCATCCTCCCCGCCGTCGGCGACGTCGTCTGGCTCGGCGACGACCGCTGGCGGGTCACGGTCCGGGAACTCCGGAAGGTGGAGGGGGCCCGGGTCGTCGCGGTCCTCCACGTCGCGCCGGTCCGAAAGGGCAAAGCATGAGCGCCGTCTTCTCGCCCTGCCGGAGCTGGCGCTACGTCCTCGAGCGTCGCCTCGACGACGCCCCCCTGTTCGCCAGGGGGATCGCCGTCTTCATCGGCTTGAACCCAAGCACCGCCGACGAGGTGATCGACGACCCAACGATCAGGCGGTGCAAGGCCTTCGCGCGCGACTGGGGCTTCGGCACCTACCGGATGCTCAATCTCTATGCCTGGCGCAGCACCGATCCGCGGGCGCTTGCGAAGGTGCCTGACCCGATCGGGCCGGAGAACGACGCGCATCTGATCGACGGCACTTCGGATGCGGACGTCGTCATCTGCGCGTGGGGGACCAACGCTCTCGGCAACAGAGCCGAGGATGTCGTCGCCATGCTCCGCGGAAAGAATGCTGGCGGAGTGATGAGACGGCTTCACTGCCTGCGTCTCACCAAGAATGGCGCGCCTTCACACCCGCTCTACCTTCCGGGAGACCTGAAGCCGATCCCGTTCACGCAAAGGACGGTGTCGCCGTGAGCGCCGCTCTGTTGCGGGAACGCCCGAGGGAGAACGCGAACGGCGTCCTCTGCCTTCAGTGCGCGAACCGGCGCCCGCGTTCCTTCTTCAAGACGAACGCGAAGACAGGAGCGCCGCACGTCCAGTGCAACGTCTGCAAGGAGAAGTATCGGACGTGGGAGAAGCTCTCGCCCGACGCGAAACTCGCGCAGGTCCGAGCCTTCGAGAGCGACGATGCCTACTCCGTCGCGCTCTCGCTCACGTCGAAGAATCGGAAGCTCGGAGACATGCCGGCGACGCGCACGGCGCGCGGCTCGTGTCCCGACTCGTGCTCGTTCAAGAACGCGGGGTGCTACGCAGAGTTCGGTTTGATGAGGATGCATTGGGAGCGCGTCCCCGAGCGCGGTCTCAGCTGGTCGGCGTTCTGCCGCGCGGTGGCGCGCTTCCGGAAGGGGCAAATCTGGAGGCACAACGAGATGGGGGACCTTCCGGGGAAGGGGGACGCCATCGACCCCATCGCGCTCTCGCAGCTCGTCCTCGCGAACAAGGGGCGGCGGGGGTTCACGTTCACGCACTGCCCCGTGCTGGAGTCGAAGCCGCTGCCGAAGCGCGCCCGCTACATCCCATCGCCGCAGGAGCGCGCGCTCTGGCTCGTGTCCAACCGGCGGGCGATCGCGCGCGCGGTCCGCGCCGGCTTCACGATCAACCTCTCGGCCGACAATCTCGAGCAGGCCGACGAGCTCGCGGCGCTCGGCATCGCGCCCGTCGCAGTCGTCGTCCCGGTGGACCATCCGGCGCATGCGACGAAGACCCCGGCGGGCCGGCAGGTCGTCCTCTGCCCGAACGAGACGCACGGGCTCACGTGCAAAGACTGCCAGCTCTGCGCGGTGCCGACGCGGCAGAGCATCGTCGCGTTTCGAAGTCACGGACAGAGCAAGGCGATCGTCAGCGAGATCGTGAGAAGCCGGAGGACGGGATGACGTACGTCGACGAGAAGACGTTGGACGGGGTGAGGCGCGAGATTGAGGAGGCGCGGCGCCTGCGCGCGCGGCGGCTCGCGGAGATCTTTCGGGAGGTCGCGCAGACTGGCGCGGACACCGCGACGACGAATCTCGGAAGCTTCCTCACGGTCCTCGCGACGGTGACCGAGGAGCGCCCCGAAGATTTCGTGCGGGCGCTCGCCGCGATTCGCAAGCACGCCGACCCGATGAATGGGATCGGGATCGGGGACCTCATCAAGAAGCTCGAAGCGGAGGCCGAGTGAGCGTCCTCTTCACCGACCGGCCCGACGAGGCGCGTTGCTACGGGCCGATCACCCCCGACCCCATGCGCCGGTCGGACCGTTGCCCGTATCGGGCGGACTACATCGCGCTGCCTCTCGAGCAGCCGTGCTGCCCAGATCACATCTGGGACTTTCAGCGATCGCGCGCGGTGACGGCGTTCGACATCGAGCGGGCGCACTGCGCCGCGTGCAAGGACGTCCAGCAGGGGGCGCGCGAGGTGCGGCGGGAGGAACGCCGGGGTCGGAGGGCGGAGGGGGCGCCGCGGCCGCCCCCGCGGCGCGGGCGCGACGAGCGGTGGTGCGAGGCGCACGACGCGGCGGCCTTCGCGCAGTGGATCGCGGAGCGGGCGACGAAGGGGAGGCGGGGGTGAACCGTGGGCTGCCGGCACAAGACGATCGACGATCACGTGCTCGTGGGAACGAGCCCGCGCACGTGGCGATGCACCGACTGCGGGACGCTGGCGCCGTGGGCGGAAGGCTGGATGTATTTCGGCAATCTCGAGTGCCGCTCCTGCCAGAGGACGCAGATCGATCGTGTCTTCTGCCCGGTGTGCGCGGCGAAGAAGAACCTCTCGCCGCTGAACGAGGTCGCGAAGCCGCCTCGTTTAGCGAAGAGCGGCGATCGAGCGCGCGCCCGGCTCGAGGCGAAGCTCGCCATCGCCGAGGCCAAGGTGGCGAAGCTGCGCGAGCAGCTGGACGAGGAGTCGTAGCGTGAGCACCGTCTCCGCCCTCGAGCGTTTCTACCTGTCCCTCGACGAGCGCGAGCTCGCGACGTGGCGCGGGCTCGGCGAGATGGTGCGCGATGCGCAGGCGTTCGCGCGCGCGGTGTCGGTGGGGTGGGCGGAGCCGGCGGTGCCGGGCGTGCTCGTAGCAAAGGGCGGTCATGGAAGTATCGAAGTTGGACCTCCTCGCGTTCCTGCTCTGGCTCGGGATGGTGCTCCTCCGCCTCATCCTCTGGCTCCTCCGGGGCAAGCCATAAACTGGGTCGTTGTCACGACGGTCACGGGGGAAGCCGTATGAAAGCCGCCGCGACGTTCAACGACCTTTGCCGGACGATCAACTTCGTCTGGGGACATCCGATCCGCGTCCGGCTTGCGAAGACGACGCGCGTTCGGATCGTGATCACGCGGGGGCGCGCGTGAACGCTGAGCTTCGAGCACCCTTCCCTTGGTTCGGCGGGAAGTCGCGCGCCGCCCACATCGTGTGGCAGGCGTTCGGCAACGTCCCGAATTACGTGGAGCCGTTCTACGGGTCCGGAGCGGTTCTTCTCGGCCGTCCTCACGTGCCGAAGATCGAAACCGTGAATGACGCGGACACGTATCTCGCCAACTTCTGGAGGGCGACGGTCGCCGACCCCGAGGCCGTCGCGCGCTTCTGCGACCATCCAGTGAACGAAGCGGATCTCCATGCCCGCCACCGCTGGCTCGTAGCGCAAGTCGACTTCCGCGAACGGATGAAGACCGACCCGGACTTCTTCGACGCGAAGATCGCGGGGTGGTGGGTCTGGGGATTGTCGCAGTGGATTGGCGGCGGGTTTTGCCACGTAGGGGGCTCGAAGATCTGGTCGCGCGGGAACGGGTCTCGGCCCGACCTTGACGGGATCGGACAGGGCGTCCATCGCAAGATGCCCGACCTTTATACGCGGGGACACGGGCGCGGTATCCGTGCGGCAGCGCCCGAGAGAGGGGAGAGGCCACCGACCAAGAAGCTGCCCAACCTGAGTTCTCACGGAGGCAAGGGAACAGGGACGACGCGCCTCCCATCGCTCGGCAACGCCCGCGGCGTTCATGGCGCTGAGAAGCCGCCGTGCCTCGAATGGTTCGTCGCGCTCCGCGAGCGCCTCCGACGAGTTCGGGTCTGCTGCGGGGATTGGACGCGCGTACTCGGCGATTCGGTCATCGGCACGACGAAGAGTCGCAACAGCGGGATGAATCCGTGCGGCGTCTTCCTAGACCCTCCCTATCCGGAGGCCGAGCGAGACGGCGATCTCTATGGCGTCGACGACGGTGCGGTCGCGCACCGCGTAGCAGAATGGGCGATCGAGCACGGAAGCGACCCGGACCTGCGTGTCGCATTCTGCGGCTACGAGGGGGCCCACGTCTTCCCCGCGACGTGGACGTGTGTGCCGTGGAAGGCACATCGCGGCTACGCCGCCGAAGGGAACGACAACAAGAACCGCGAGCGCATATGGTTCTCGCCACACTGCTTGCCCCTCGTCGCTGCGCAGGGCGCGCTCTTCGGGGAAGCATGAGCGCGGTCTTTCTCGTTCGAAAAGGCGCCCATTACCTGCAGGGCGAGAGCGGCTGGGGGGAGCGGTCGTGCGCGACGGCCTTCCCGCAGGCGAAGGCAGAGCGCATCGCCGCCGACTGGACGAAGGGGCTCGCGCTCCCCCCGGACCGCTGCGTCGCCGAGCCGTGCGACTCCGACAAGGAGTCGGGGCCGGAGCAGGGAGAGCTTTTCCGATGACGCCGCTCGTCCAGCACTCGTCCCTCACGAGCGAGCACTATTCGCCGGCGGAGATCGTGGAGCCCGGCAGGCGCCTATTCGGCGGGACGATCGATCTCGACCCGGCGTCGTGCGCGCTCGCGAACGAGACGGTCCGGGCGACCCGCTTTTACACCCGGGAGGAGGACGGCCTGACCCGCCCGTGGTTCGGCCGTGTGTGGCTCAATCCCCCGGGGGGTAAGGACGAAGGGGGGAGCGTCCAAAAGGCGTGGTGGTGGCGCGTGGCGCGCGCGTGGGCCCTGGGGGAGATCGAGCAGGCGATCTTCGTCTGCTTCAACCTGGGGCTGCTGCAGACGACGCAGCTGGAACGGCCGTCGGGGCTGAACATCCCCCTCGACTTCCCGATCTGCTTCCCGGCGAAGCGCATCCCCTACAACATCGCAGAGGAACCCGACGGGAAGTCTGGCCAGCCGTCGCTCTTCGCGGAGCTCGCGCCCGCACCGAGCGTGAAGTCGGGGACGCAGCCGCCTGGGGCGAGCGCGTTCGTCTACCTGCCGCCGCGGCTGTCGTCGGTCGCTTTCATCAAGGGGCCGAGGGCATTCCAGCGTGAATACTCGCCGATCGGCCAGTGCGTTTGGACGCGGGAGGACTGGTAATGGCAGCAGACGGTAAGTGGGACGCGGCGGCCGCGGTGCGCCTCTCGGACGGCTACGAGCTCGTGCGGTGGCCTCCGCGCCTCGCGAGCCGCATCCACTTCAACAGCGGGTACCCGCAGACCTCCTGGACCGCGGAAGTCCGGGCGGTGGTCGACAACGAGGTCGTGGTCGTCCAGCGGCTCGCGCCCGCCTACGCCGTCGACGCGCAGTACTCGGTCCTCCTCCGGTGGGAGGTGGAGAACCGGCAGCGGCCGCTCCACTACGGGCCGCTCCCGCGCGTGCTCTGCCAGAGGCCAGCTCCGTGAAGCAGCCCGAGCCGTCGAGCACAGTGCCTGGCCTGCGTGCCAAGCACGGGGTCCGGGTCGCCGCCGAGCAGTCGGTGGTCCGCATCCTGGCGACGGCGAAGGCGTCTCTTTGGTCGCTGCGGCAGTTGCGGCTCGGGCTACGGCAGGGAAGGCAGGCGTTGATCGACGAGTGGGGAGAGGGGGCGCGGGGGGCCTGGTACCGCGGAATCGTGACCGTGACTGGACGGCGTGTCACCGAGATCAAAGATCTAAGGCAGATCGAGATTCGCGATTGGAGAGGCGCAAAGTGAGGGAATATTTATCTGCCGATGCTCAGCGTCGTTTCTGGTTGAAGGTCGATCGCAACGGCCCCGTCTCAGCCTACCGACCAGACCTTGGGCGTTGTTGGATTTGGACAGCGGGAACGAGCGAGGGATACGGGAGCTTTCGGCTAGGACCGCGGAAGGTCAAAGCTCATCGAGTCGCGTACTTCCTTACGCATGGTGCGCTGACGGAAGGTCTGCAGGTGGACCACCTGTGTCGCGTCACGCGCTGTTGCAACCCCGCCCATCTCGAAGAAGTGACTGGTCGAATCAACACGCTTCGCGGCGGAACGATCCCGGCCGCAAACGTAAAGAAGACGCATTGTCCACGCGGACACGCCTACGACGAAGAGAATACGTGCCTCAGCGAGACCGGTAGGCGCCGTCACTGTCGAGCATGCTCACGCGAGACGACGCAAGCGTATCGGCTTGTTCATGGATGGGGACCTCGCAGCACTCGTCGTCGAATACCGAGTGACGTAGTGCGCGCGGTTTTAGCAAGGGACCGTGGTGTGTGCGGGATCTGTGGGGAGGACGTCCCGTCAGACGACATTCATCTTGATCATCGTACCCCGAGGTCGCTCGGTGGCGAGGACACGGTGGAGAACCTGAGGGTCACGCATTCTCGCTGCAACCTGCGACGGAAGAGTATCGAACGGGCCGTTGCGTTGAGAGAGGCGAACTTATGAGCTGGGTCAAGATCGACGACGGAGCTCCCGACCACCCGAAGCTCCTCGCCGCGGGCGCGGAGGCTTGCTGGCTTTGGGTGTGCGGACTCGCGTACTGCAACCGGCAGCCAAAGCGAACGGGGCTTATTCCCGAGGCGAAGGTCTCGGTCCTCTACCCGGTGAAGAACGCCGCGAAGCTCGCCGAGCGCCTCGTCAAGGTCGGACTCTGGGAGAGGGCGGAGGGCGGCGGCTACCAGATCCACGACTACCTGGACTTCCAACCGACGCTCGATCTCCGCGCTGCGCGAGCGGAGGCCGGACGCGCCGGAGGCCGCAAGTCCGGCGAAGCAAGACGAAGCAAGAATGAACCAAACTCGAAGCAACTTGGTTCACACGAGCCAGCAATTGATTCGAACCCCGATCCCGTTCCCGGTCCCGATCCGGGAGATCCCCCCGTGGTCCCCCCGGAGCCAGAGCCGGTCGTCGAGGCAATCTCGGGCACCCGACGAATCCCCGACCCGTTCGGCGAGAGCAGCCTCGCCGCAGCGTGGGCGGAAGGCGTTCGCGAGGGGGCGGGCGTGCGCCCCACGATCCCGCGCGGGAAGGAACTGCAGAAGCTGCTCGACGTCGAAGAGACTCAGGGCAACGCGGGCACGACGCAGCAGCGATGCGACCGACTCGCGGAGCTCGGGCGCGCCTACGGCGCCGATGAAAAAGGCAAGGCGCTCAACGCGTGGAAGTTCGCCGACTGGGCGACGAAGCGCATCCCCGCCGCGTCCCCGCCGCCGATCGTCCTGAAGCCGCTCATCCGCTCGTCGATCCCGACGGAGCAGCTCGCCAAGGCGCAGGCCGACTACGAAGCCGTCTTCGGGTCGATCAAGGGCGGCAAGAGTGGCTGATCGCCGCGACGCCCATGTGGAGCCCGCGACGTTCGAAGGGCGGATGCCACCCCACGACCTCGGGGCGGAGCGGGCGGTACTCTGCGCGCTCCTCGTGGGGGGGATTCAGTACCTCGACGAAGTCTCGGACATCCTGAAGCCCGAGCACTGCTACTCCGAGGCGCACCGGCTCATCACCGACGCCTGCTTCGTCCTCGCGAGCAAGGGGCAGCCGATCGACTCCGTGACCGTCGGGACGCACCTCCGGGACGCCGAGCGGCTTTCGCAGGTGGGGGGGCCGTCCTATCTCGCCGACCTGCTCCTCGCGTCCCCCGACCTCGCGAACGTTCGGGCGCACGCGACGATCGTGGTCCAGCGCTGGCGGGCGCGGCAAGTCATCCTCACCTGCCACACTCTTGCGGCGCAGGGCTACCTGGCGCCCGGGCTCTCGAGCGGCTACGCGGCGGAGGCGGCGGAGCGCCTCCACGTCCTCGCGCACGACAACGTCGAGCTCGGAGCGCAGCGCGCGGGGGTCATCCTCCGCGACGCGATGCGGAAGCTCTACGAGTCCGCGAACAGCAAGCGAAGCATCAGTGGTACGCCGACGAAGTTTCGACGGCTCGATCGCGTCCTCGCCGGCCTTCACCCGAACGAACTCACGATCATCGCGGCGCGCCCCGGGATGGGGAAGACGAGCGCCGCGCTACAGATCGCCATCAACGTGGCCGAAGGGGATGTCGAGGAGGGGACGCTGCCGCAGGGCGTCGCCTTCTTCAGCCTCGAGATGCCGCGCGAACAGATCGTCATGCGCGCGACGTGCTGCGACGCGCGGGTCGATTCCGAGAAGCTCCGCACGAACAACTGGGCGCCGCTCGATTGGCAGAAGCTCACCGCCTCGGCGCAGAAGATCGCGAAGCTGCCGATCTGGTTCGACGACAAGTCGTCCATCCCGATGCTCGACCTGCGCGCGCGGATCCGGCGCATCCAAGCGGAGTGCGCCCGGCTGAAGCACCCCGACGGGAGCCCGGTGCTACTCGGGCTCGTGGTCGTGGACTACCTGCAGCTGATGGCGGGTTCGGACGACGCGGACAACCGGGAGCAGGAGATCGCGATGATCTCGCGTGGGCTCAAGAACCTGGCGATGGAGCTCAAGATCCCCGTCATCGCGCTGTCGCAGTTGAACCGCGGGCTCGAGTCTCGGAGCGACAAGCGACCGCAACTCTCGGACCTCCGCGAGTCCGGCGCCATCGAGCAGGACGCGGACAACGTTCTCTTCATCTACCGCGACGAGTACTACACGAAGGGCGCGTGCAAGGTGCCAGGGCTCGCGGAGATCGCCGCCGCGAAGCAGCGGAACGGTCCAAACGAAACGGTGCTGATGCGGTGGCTCGAGCGGTACACGCGCTTCGAAGACCTGCCGGATGGTGAAGGACAAGCCTACGACCGAGGAGAGACGTGATGCTATTGGAGCGTGACATTCAGCCGCTGAACCCGATCGACAAGATGATCCTCGAGCACGCGCTCGTTCGTCATGGTCGGTTGCGTGTGAGCGTGTACTTCAATCAGCTGCGCGGCGTCATGGGGCTCTGGGAGATTCGTGTGAGCGACCCACGGCGAAATACCGAGGTCGAAGAGGTCGTGGGCCCGAGGGACTTCGCGGGTCGGTGGGATGATCGCGGGCGGGCTTCTGTATGGACCGATGCGATCGACCGGGCGGCGAGGCGATTGCTCCCGTGGGCCGGGAAGCTTCGGCGCATCGCGACGAGGCCGCTCGTGCGGGGGTGCCGATGACGCCGGACTATGTGATCGACCACGACGTGGACCTGGCGCTCGACCGCGCCTTCGAGCGTTGGCCGTTGCTGCGGTTCACGAAGAGTTGGAACACCGAGCGCGGCGCCAACGGCGTTCTCTCAATCCACGCGGTCAGCCGCGCGTCGGGAGAGAAAGAAGAAGTATGTGTTGAGCGCAACGTACTCGGGCGGATGCCCCGCGCAGAGCGGGAGGTCATTCTCGACCGCGCTACGCAAACCGCGGCGGAGACACTGAGCCGACGGCTGCCGGCGCCGCAGCGCATGATCGCGTTCAATGTCTGGAGTCCGATGCCCGCGTCGATCGACGTGGGGAAGGAGATCGCGCCGGCGATTCGGACGGTTCAATTCGAACCGGTGGGGGTGACGCTCGACATCCTCACTCGAGCCATCGACGCGGTGATCCTCTGTTACGGAGACCACCCGACGCACCTCCTCGTCGGCTGGCAGACGTACCTCGAGCTGAAGCACTATCACTCGTGGGCGCTCGAGAAAGAGAATGGGTCGGGGGAAGAGGGCACGGTCCGCTTTCGTGACGTGCCGCTGCGCATCGACCCGACGCGCGAGCAGGTCGTCGTCGCGGTTCCGCCGGTGGAGTACTTCATCGGCAACCCGCTTCCGAATGGGGCCGTATGGGAGCCGAAGCGATGAGCCGCGCTTCGACCACCATCAAGGTCTGCTGGGTCTCCTCCGGGTGCTGCCAAGCAACGATACTGATTTCGCAGCGCGCGGCGGGGCACTACGCGGAGGCGCGCTGGAGTTTCTTCTTCGTTCTCCTGGCTTGCTTTGGATTCTGGAGGGAGATGAAACAGCCGACGCGGCGGCTCGGCGCAGTCGGCGCGATCTTCGTCGGCGGACAGATCTTCGTCCTGCTCGCGGGCGTACTCCTGCACTTCCTGAGGGCGTCGTGAGCGATCGCCGTCTCATCCTCGGTGACGTCTGCGATTGGTGGACGGTGATGCAGGCCCGACAGATGCCGCGTGCTCGATGGCGCAAAGCCACGGGGACCTTCCTTAGTCTCCACTTGAGCGGAGACGGTGGTGGCCGAACAGAGGTGGTGCTCGCGTACCACTTGCGGCCGCGACTCGTCGTCGACGGCGGGCAAGAGGTCATGCTCGGGATCACGGGACTCCCGTGCAACGCGCGAATCGAAGAGGCGACGGTCAGCTACAGGCGGTGGGTCCCGATGCATGAGATCGTGACGTTCACGCAGGAGGATGGCTTCGACACGGTCGTCTTCGACGACGAGACTTCGGGATGGGACGTCCGCGAGTTCGGTCGCATTGAGCATTAGAATAGCCACAACGTCCAAACCTTGCGCGCGTGTGGGGCGGCGTCGTAGATTGCGCTTCATGGACGAAGAGGCACTGACCGCGCTCACGAATGAGATCGCCACCGCGTTGGCGCCGATGGTTCGGAAGGAGATGGACCGCCGCATCCGGGAGGGGCTCGCGCGCCTCTTTGAACGTCGGAGCGTGCCGAGGGCGAAGCCTGCGGCCGCGGCCGTACGAACGGAGATCGAGCGCGGACTCGTAGCGGCGCGAAGCCAAACGCGCGCGATGGTCGGGAAGACTGGCAAGTCCAAGGGGGGCGAGCTCTCGCTCGAAGCAGTGAAGGCGGCGCTTCAGGACGCGGCGGCGCAGGGAAACACGAAGGGGCTCCGGACGGAGCGATTGCGGATGGCGATGGGGCTTCCCGACAGCGCGCGGCGGCGGCTCGCGCTCGTCCTGCGCAAGGCGGTGTCCAATGGTGAGATCGCCCGCAAGGGACAGAAGCGAGCGACGACGTACGCGCTGAAGAAGTAGACGATCTCCGACACGTCTGCGCCCCTGCCGGCCTTTGCGCCTGCGGGGGCGTTCGCATTTCTTAGGCTGCAACTACCGATCGCGCGCTAGGTGAGAAGTCGTGAAGCGCGCCGCTCGTCCGCTCGCGATGACGTCGGAGTCCGACCTCAAGGCGTCGTGTCTCAAAGCGCTGGGGCGGCTCGGCGTGTTCGCGATGGGGAACGCGCTCCGCGGACGCGTGGCGAAAGCGGGTCTCGGGCCAGGTTCGCCGGACATCGTGGTGGTCTTGCAGCCGATCGGCGTCTTCGTGGCGATCGAGCTGAAGAAGGCGACGAAGCAGCGGGACGCGCAGGCGAAGTGGCAGGCGCGCTTCGAGCGGGAAGGCGGACAGTACTTCATCTGTCGAACGATGCAGGAGGTCGTGGACGCCATCGCGACCGCGCGCGCGAAGATCCAGGCGATGACGCGCGTGGTTGCTCGAGTGCCGGAGTCGTGTCCTCGCATTCAAGAGGACGCGGTGGAGGGTGACTTTTGAAACGGCTCGACTGGAATCCGCGCTCGCTCCCGGCGGAGATCGCGCACGACATGCGGGACGCGGCGATCCGCAAGGGCGCGCCGCTGCCGCCGTCGGCGCCGCGCATCGCGCTCACGCGCAAGCACACGGAGAGCGACGTGCTGCGGCCCCCCCCGAAACCTCGTCGCCGAGTCGTGGTGATTCGGCGCGGCACCGAATGAAGAAGGAGACGAGCATGAGCCACGGACACGACAAGGCCCACATCCCGCCGCACGACCCGCCCGTCACGAACGCGGAGCCGCCGCTCCACTTCCGTCCGCTCCACGACCGCGTGCTCGTCAAGCGGGAGGTCCCCGAGAAGGTCTCGAAGGGCGGGATCATCATTCCCGAAGCCGCCCAGGAGAAAGGCGGCGTCGCGACGGTGATGGCCGTCGGTACCGGGAAGGTGCTCGCGAACGGCGCGGTCGTTCCCCCGAGCGTGAAGAAGGGGGACGTCGTCTACCTGAGCAAGCACTCCCTGCAGGACGTGCCGGTCGACGGGGAGAAGTTCGGCATCGTGCGCGAGGAAGACATCCTCGCGGTGCGGGAGTCCTGACGTGAGCGCCACGACGAGCGAAGCCGGCGTCGCGCCGGCGATGGACGGGGCGCCGCAGGTCGAGCGCCTCACGCTCCCCGCGGAAGCCGGGCCGATGGTCGAGCCCGCGGACGTGATCGTCACGGTCGGCCAGGAGGACGGGAAGGACGTCTTCACGGCGCACATCGACGGTATCCCGGCGGCGGGCACCGACGTCACGGCAGACCTCGCGGTGCGGCGGCTCGCAGCGCTTCTCGGGTCGTTCGTGCGGGGCCACGCCTATACGATCGGCAAGCAGGTCGAGCAGATCGAGACGCTGCGCGAGAGCCTCGCGCTCGAGGGTACGGACGGCCTTGCGAATCCGGAAGCGAAGCCGCTCACCTTCGGGTTCGCCGTCGCGATCGACGGACTCCGGGCGGGACGTCGCCTCCGTCGGTCGAGCTGGCCCACGGGGTCCTACGTGGCCCAGCAACCCGGTTATCCGGATGGCGTCCCGATCAACGCGAACACCGCGAAGGCCACGGGCCTGCCCGTGGGGACGGTGTGCAAGTTCGGGCCGTACCTGATGGCGTTCGACTCGATCGACGGCGACTTCAAGCCGTGGAGCCCCAGCTCGTCCTCTGTGCTCGCGACGGACTGGGAAGAAGTCCCGTGAAGCTCCCGCTCCGCAAGTAACGAACGCGGCGACGCCCGCAGAAGTAGAACGCATGACTCCCTGGATCCCGCTCGGCATCACGGTCCTCCTCTTCGGCGCGCTCTTCTTCCGCGACATCGTGGAGATCCGGCGCGCGACGCGGAGGCTCGAGGAGGAGACCGACGAGCGCGGGGAGCGGGAGAGTCCCGCGACATATCTGGTCGGCGACGCGGACGTCGAGCCCGAGGACGTCGTGCGGGCTGCCGGCGATCAAGGACACCGTGCGGTTCACGCTGCCGATCGGCCTGTCGGGTCGGGTGGTGCGGACGAGGGGGGAGATCCCGGTGGGGTGCACGATCATCGCGAGAGGGTGGGCAGCGTGAGCGACGAGCGAGCCGAAGAGGAAGCGGCACGTCTCCGGTACCTCTGCTACTTGGAGGCGTATACGGAAGCGCGGTGCGGCGGCGTTGTGAACGGGCGCAAGGTCATCGAACGGGTGACGCACGCCATCGCCTTGGAGGACTTCGAGCTAAGCGGGAAGGTCGGCCTCGCGCGCGCGGTCGCCTACGGCGCGAGCGACGGGTCGCACGGCTGCCCAAAGCCGCTCGGGCCGCTGTCCTTCGAGCGGTTCGTCCGGGATCACGACGAGCGAGACGCAGTGGAAGCGACAGGAGAACGGGTTCGATGAGCGACGGCATTTTTATCGGCGCCCCCATCTACAACCGGCCGTTCCTGGCGCCGGGCGTCTCCGAGCTCGAGACGCTCAAGCAGACGGTGAGGTATCTCGACGACCGGGTGCGGCAGCTGTCGAAGAGCAGCGGCCCCACGCAGGCGGCGATGGTCTATCGGGTCGAGGAGAAGGAGGTCACCCTCCAGCTCCCGAACGGGCAGATGATCCTCGCCGACCATCCGCGCACTTCGTTGAAGCCGGGGCAGATCGTGCGGGTGATCGCGCAGAATGGGGCGATCGTCGGCGACATCGACATCGACTGGATCGGCCCCGTGGCGGAGGTGCAGCAGGTCATCAGCAAGGGGCTGGTGGAGATCGAGCACGGCGGCCAGCGGCGGGTGACCCGGCTCATCGGGATCAACGCGGAGCGCGGCGATCGGATCGTGCTCAACCCGGACACGTCGTTCGGGTTCCGGAACATCGGGCGGGCGAAGGACGACGCGACGGGGCCGATCGCCACCGTGCGGCAGCTGGCCGGACGATCGCTCGAGGTCGAGGTCCAACAAGGGCGCTGCGTCGTTCGGCGCGGGAAGGACTTGCCCGACGAAGTGAAGGCGGGAGATCGCGTCGTGCTCGATAAGGCGATGGCCGTCGCCGTCGAGCTCTTGCCGCGGCAGGAGGACGGGCTCGTCTTCACGGGCGAGACCGGCGTGACGTGGAAGGACGTGAAGGCGCAGGCCGACGCCGTGCGCGCGCTGCGCGAGGCGATCGAAGAGCCGATCCGCCACAAGGATCTGTACGCGATCTTCGACAAGAAGCGGACGAAGGGGGCCGCACTCATCGGTCCTCCGGGGTGTGGGAAGACCCTCCTCGGGAAGGCGGCGGCGACGGCGATCGCCGATCTCTATGGGAAGGGGCCGAGCGCGACCGGGTTCGCGTACGTGAGCGGGCCATCGCTCATCGACAAGTGGATCGGGTCCTCGGAGGGGAACGTCCGACGACTCGTCTCGAATGCCCGCGAGCACTTCCGCGTGCATCAGTACCCGCAGCTCGTCTTCATCGACGAGTGCGAGAGTCTCTTCATGGCGCGCACGCGGCGCGAGTCGCACGGCGGGAACGCCGACGTCGCGGTCGTTCAAACGTTCCTCGCAGAAATGGACGGGCTCGAGGACAGCGGCGCGTTCTTCCTGCTCGCGACGAACCGGGCGAAGGACATGGACCCCGCGGTGCTGCGCGAGGGGCGAATCGACGTGGTCGTGAAGGTCTCGCGGCCGGACAAGCGAGGGGCGATCGAGATCGTCGAGCATCACCTGGGGGCGAAGCGCCCGCTCGAATTGCCGCGGGCGGAGGTCGCGGAGCGGGTGGCGGAGATGGTCTATGCCGACCGTCACGTGCTCGGGATGATCGAGATGCCGGGAGAGCGGCGGCGCTTCACGCTCGCGGATGCGACGAGCGGCGCGATGCTGGAAGGCATCGTACAGAAGGCGACGCAGCACGCGCTCCGGCGCTGCATCGCTTCGAAGAAAGAGAAGCGCGTCGTGCTGCTCAACGACTTCGAGTGGGCTGTCGACCAGACCATCGAGGAGACGAAGCACAAGGGGGTGAAGGAGGCGGTCGACGAGATCGTGGCGAGCCTTCCCGAGGGAGAGAAAGCGGTGTGGAGGGCGGCGGGGGCGAAGCAGGCCTCGCCGATTGTTTTGGCAGGGAGGTAGATCGTGATCGGTCGAGAGAAGGCTGACCAGGCGTGGATCTCGGAGCGCACGACCTTGGAGCGCAAGGTCCGCGAGGTCATGAAGGCGAAGGGCGTCCCGCCCCGCGATGCCGCCCGCGTAGCCGAGCGCGTCCGCGCGGAGCAGCTTGGCGTCTCGAAGGACGACGTCTCCCGGCTCGAGGCCGCCGCGCTCAAGCGCGCGAGGAAGGCCGGGCGCGTGCTGCCGCAGGGGCACTCGGGCGTTCCCGCGGACGAGACGACGACGTCGCGCCGCCTCTTCATCAACGGCATGGAGGTCGGCGTCGACCCCGCCATGCCCGACGGATCTTCGACGGGAGTAGTGGCTAATCCGGTAGGCGGCGAGAGTGTCGGTTGGGAGCCGGAACCGGAACTGGATCCCGGGAGCGCCGAGTCATGAACGGCGCGTCGATGGACCGGGACAAGCTGCAGGAGGGGTGTGCGCTCCTTAGCCGCGCGCTCGACGGCTACCTCGATCGGGAGAAGCGCGAGATCTTCGAGGACATGCTCCGCCGGCTGACCGACCCCGGGGTGAAGGACAAGAAGTTCACGCCGAAAATGGAGCAGTTCGTGCGCGGCGCGCTCGCGTATCAGGCGGCCCATCCCGAGCAGAAGCCGGCGCCGCCGGAGACGCCCGCGGTTCTCCGCAACCTCCCATTGAAGCCCCCCGGAAGGAAATGACGATGATGGCGAATCCGAACCGCAGCGCGCTCGGCATCCTCCTGGACGCGATGGAGCTCATGGTCGCGCGCGACGTGAGCGAAGGCCGCGCGCGCGAATCGATGCAGCGCGCGCTCGAGACCGCGCACGCCACGCTCACGCACGTTGCGGGCGCGATTGGACTCACGGCGCCGACCGACCAGGAGAAGCTCAAGACGGCCGTGTCGGATTTCGTGGCGCGCGCCGCCGTCGCGAAGGCGGGCGACGGGGTGAGCACGCCGCGGGATCAGGTGAATCTGTTCGCGGTCGCGCGCGAGTGGTTCGGGGAGCACCCGTACGAGGACGACGCGCTGAACGACGAGGCGGTCTCGTACTTCGAATCGTTCCAGAAGATGGCGCCGCCGGTGGTGGGATCCGCGAACGCGGTCGATGCGGAGCTCGCGACGATGCTGCGCAATCTCCTCGCGGACCAGGGGCTTTCGGAGACCGACCTCCTGACCAAGGGGCCGGAGAAGATCCGGGCGGTCCTCTACCAGCTCCGCAACGACGCCTCCGCCCACCGCGCGAAGCTGGGCGATTCGATGGAGGTGGCGACGCTGAAGCGGAAGCTCATTGAGGCGGAGAACACGATCGGAGAGCTCCGCTCGGGGGTCGTCTTCCTCCCCGTGAAGCCGCGAGCGAAGAAGGGGCGACGGCGATGAGCGTAGTCCTTCGAGGGTTCACGACGCCGTGGGCCGTCTGGGCGCGCCGCTGGTTTGACCAACGAATGCAGCCCACGAAGTCACCGCTCTGGCTGGCAGATTGCGGCCGAGACGGAGATCTCGTTGGGCCCTTCGTCGATCCGCAGGGGCGTGTGCGAGACGAGATCGTCCACTACCCCACCCACGAGGACGCCGAGCGAGAGCTCAATATCCGACCCACGGACTGGGCGCCTTGGAGGCCGTGGCTGAAAGCGAGCCTCGATGCCGCCGCGGGGCCGAACGACCTCGCTTCGAAGTACGAGCACGAACTCGGCGAGCGCATCGAGGCAGCGCTCGCTCACCTGCGGGTGAAGGGCGGCGCCAAGGCGTACATCCGGGAGATCATCCCGGCGGGCATCGACCTCGTCACGGCGATCGCCAAGCTGCGCGCCGGGCCCGCGGATCTACCCCCGGAATTCCAGGCGAAGCTGGCCGAGCGGGACCGGCGCGTGGACGCCGAGGCACGCGAGCGCCTCACCGGGCGTGCGCGAGGGGAGAGCTGATGTACCGCGAGACCGTGGAGTGCGCCGCGTGCAATGCGCGAAAGGCGTCGGATGCGATGGCGCGCCGGAAGCATTGGGGCGTCGTCGTCGGGGTCGTCACCTTCGGAGCGGTGATCTACGGGATGAGCGCGTTCGTGTGGGCAAGGCCCGATGCCGTGCCCGTGCCGGACGCGGGTCGAAAGCTTGGGACGTTCATGCCCACGCCGGCGCCGATGGACCCGGACCCGCTTCATTGGTCGGCGCGCGACCCGAGGTTCGCGTGCAGTCCGCAGTACAGTCAGTCGAGCCAGCGGACCGAGGCGCTCTGCTGGCTCAGCGGCGAGCCGGTCGATTCGTTCGCGATGACGTACGGGCTCCTTCAGCGCTGCGAAGTCGCCATGGACCCCGAGGTCCACGGGCACTTCACGTGGTGGGAGCGGAAAGAGATCGGGGATTGTCCAAAGACTCCGCCGCCGAGAATCCTCTGGGCGCTCGGCGCCTTGGGACATCCCGACGCAACCGTGGAGAACCGATAAACGTGGCCAAGGTCAAGCACTGCGCCACCGGCACGCACCGCTTCGCGAAGACCCCGCGGGGCAAACGCTACTGCACGGCGTGTCCCCTCGTCCCGTGCGATCTCGGGGAATGCGACTTGTCGCTTCACCCCGTCCCACTGAAGCACTTCCCTCCAACGTATGCGGCTGTTTGTCGGAAATGTGGGGAGCGAACGGAGTGGAGCCCGATGAAGGGGGCGAAGCTGTCTGATCCACACGTGATGGCCCACGACCACGACGAGCACGCAAAGAAACACGGACATCCGGTTCGCGATCTAGACAAGGAAAACGCTGCGCTTGTAGCCGATCTCCTATCGCAAGCAGCCCGCGCTGCGAACGCGAAGCCAACGCCAAAGGCTCCACCCGTCCCGCCTTTGCCGAAGGTCAAACGATGAGGACGCTCGCGGAAAGATTCGAAGCGAAGGTGGACCGCAACGGCCCGGTCCCAACGCATCGTCCAGAGCTGGGGCCCTGCCATGTTTGGACAGGCTCGACGACAGGCGTTCGGGGGGAGGACGGCGCTTACGGAACGATCTGGGTCGAGATACGAATGGAGAAGGCGCCACGCGTCGCCTTCTTTCTGAAACGAGGGTACTGGCCCGAGCCGTGCGCGCTTCATCATTGCGACAACACGCTCTGCGTTCGAGACGAGCATCTATTCGAGGGTGACCAGGGCGACAACGCGCGGGACCGCGCGAGCAAAGGACGGAATGGATCGGTTAGTCGTCCAGATCGCGTGGCGCGCGGAGACCGCCATAGTAGTCGAACACATCCGGAACGAATCGCGCGCGGCGAGAGGCATAGCAGTCGGACTCATCCCGAGTCCGTCCCGAGGGGCGACGCGCATTACGCCAGGCGAAGCCCGGAGAAGGTGACGCGTGGTGAGGCAAAGGGCACGGCGAAGCTCACGACGCTGGCGGTGCTGGAGATCCGGCGAGCCGTTCGCGCCGGCGAGATGGCGAAGGACGTGGCTAAGCGATTCGGTGTGAGCGCCGCGACAGTGTCTCGCATCGTGAAGGGGACTGGTTGGGCTCACGTTGCCAACGAGGAGAGCGCGTGAAGAAGAAGGCCCGCGCGAAGCCGCTCGTCCGGTGGGAGGCGTACGCCCCCGCCAACGCGCCGCACGTGCGTGGGCGCGTGAGCGTCGCGACGTTCGACGAGGACAACCTGCCGGAGGAGCGCCGCGTCGAGGCGCGCTGTATGGGCTGCGACGCACCGTTCAAGCGGACGTGCTCGTCGCGGAGACCGGAGGACCACATCGATCGCTTCGCGCAGGTGCACGCGGACTGCGCCAAGCCCACGGAGCCGCGCGCGCGCGTCGAGGCGGAGGCGCAGACCGAAACGGAGAAGCAGGCGATCATTATCCTGCAGGGGCTCTTTCAGCACGGGACGAAGCACTTCCGCCAGTTCGCGAAGGTGGACGCGCCGGAGCAGGGAGCCGACGTGCTCACGCCCCAGCGGTGCCGCGAACTCCTGGCGATCATCACCGGGAAGCTCGCCCCCCTTCACGGCATCAGCGTCGAGCGACTCACGTGGCTCGCGGGGCAACGGCTCTCGCTCGTGAGCGCGCCGCCCGAGCGCCGCTACATCCCGGTCGCAGACTTCCTCGAAGGGAAATGGTGAAGCATGGGCTCGATCGAGAAGTGCGTGTGGGGCAAAGCGATCGAAGAGGCCTACGCGATTCGACCGGCGCGGATGCTGCCGAAGGGATGGGTCGCTGTCTTCGAGGCTCATCTCGATTGCGCGCCGGGCGTCTCCTACTACCTCGGGAAGCCGGAGCCGTTCGGGTCGATCTTCTGCGCTCACGGGAACGGGGTGGAGGTCGAGGGGCGAGTCCCCGCGATCCAGGTTGAGGAGTTCCGCCAGATCACCGCATGCGCGATGTCGGACTCGAAGTGGCTCGCCGAATGGGAGGGGCGCCACGTCCACATCTGCCAGCCGCTCATCGAATTGCTCGAAAAAGCGGTCGTCGAGTTTCCGAAGGACGAGCGAGCACGAGCCGTGCTCGCGGCGGCGCGCACGTCGACGATCCGGAGCGAGTGGAAGACGCTTCTTCGGTCCTACTTGCCGCCGGCGCCGGTACGCCAATCGGAGGCGTTCCACGACGCGATGAACGGAATTCGCTACTGCCTCGAAGGGGACGGCTGATGCAGGACGGACAGTGGCGTGCGCGCGCGGCCGCGGCGGAGACGGCGTGCGCGAGAGGCATCGACGCCTTTACGAAGCTCCTCACCATGATCGAGAGCGGGCAGGAGCTCACCGACCTGACCCCCCTCATGGACGACGCGTCCGCGGCGCTCGCCGCCATGCGCGCAGCCGCCGCGGCGAAGGGGGAAGCGCGCGCGAAGGACAGCCGCCGGATGCGCCGGAGCGACGCGCTCGTCCTCGCGCAGCTGGCGGCCGGGCTGCTCGCCTCGGGTCACCGAGGCTCGGCCAGCACGATCGCGCGCATCGCTCACCGTATGGCCAAGCTCACGGGAGCGGCGACGGCGCTCGCGATCGCCGATGCGATCCCGCAGTCGAGCGAGGAACCGACGCTACCGCCTCGGGGGGACGGATGAAGGTCCCCAGAGTCGAAGCCAAATGGGACCCGGCGACGAACCGGATCTCCTGCGAGATCCCCACAACGTGGGACGTCATCGCGCAGATGGTCGCGACGAGCTACGCCGACGGCAAGTCGCACGAGCAGGTGACCGCGTGGCTTGATCGCGAGATCGCGCAGGGATGGCGGGATGTGCTCGTTGAGGTCGTGCTCCAGGATGGGTCGAAGCCGAAGCGATGGGCGTTGCCTGTCGAGGAGCGGACCTCCGTTTGATTCGCCGACTCCCGATCTACACCGAGCCGCCGCCAGCGGAGGAACCAGACGTCTCCGAGTGGAGCGCGGAGCGTCTCGAGGCGTTCGCCCAGGACAACGCAAGGCGAGCGGCCGCGGAGCGCCGGTCCGCGATCTCGAGGCGTGCGGCGTCGACATTGGCGGAGGAGCGGAACCGCGAGGCGACGCTCGACCCACTCGAGCGCGTCCGAAGGAAGATCGATCGGCTCGAGGAACGGCTCGCGCGGACCGCTCCCGTCGAGCGACCGTCGATCGCCAAGCAGGTGGCGGAGATGCCGGACCCGGTGCCTGGGCCGCCGGTGGAGAAGAAGAACCCGAGGGAGCTGACCGAGAAGCAGGCGCGGATCCTGAAGCTTTACGAGGAGGGCATGCGGACGGTCGACGTGGCGGCAGCGGTGGGGGCGACGCCTGCGGCGGTGAGCGCGTGTCTTTGGGTGCTGCGCACGCGCGGGCTCGTGAAGCGCGAGAAGTCGAAACGCGGCTCCTACCAGAGACGGGTGCCGGCACCGCCCGTGACTCTCAGCGGAGCGAGGCTCGACGCGGCGATCGCGGGCGCTCGGGCGAGGGTGGCGGGCGGCGCCGAGGCGACCGTCTACGAGCACGACGCGGATCGCGATGCGCCGGTCCCTCGCGTCCGTCGCCCGGAGCGTCGAGAGGACTGCCTGCCCGGAGGCCATAACGAGGCGCGCCCGTGCCCCTTCGCGAGCTGCCGCCATCACCTCGGCCTCGACGTCTTGCCGACGGGCGGCATCCAGCTGAACTTCCCAGACAAGGAACCGTGGGACTTGCCGCATACCTGCTCGCTCGACCTGGCCGACCAGGGGGGGATGACGCTCGACCAAGTGAGCAAGCAACTCGACGTCACGCGCGAGCGGATCCGCCAGATCGAGTACAAGACGCTGGCGCGGCTCAAGGCGAGCCCGCGGGCGAAGCGACGGCTCGAGGCCTTCGCCGAAGCCGAGCGTGGCACGTATGAGGGGCTCGGGATCGGGGGGGCCGGCGGCGAGGCCGACGAGGCGCCGCCGGCGCCCGCGCCGAGGTCGGCGGAGGATGCCGACGAGCTCGACGACGTGCGCGCCGGCCGGCCGCTCTACAGCGCCGGGCGCCTGCCACGCTTCGGGGAAGGCGAGGAGACGGAAGGCTACGCGGACGCAGAGTCCGAGTGGGTCTGGGCGCAACTGCAGAAGCTGGAACTCGAGAAGCGGGGGCGCGCGCACGACGGGTCCGCGCTCGAGATCCTCTACGGCGTTCCGCTGAGCCCGCGCGCGGCGCAGGCGGTCCACTTCATCCGGGAGTCGTGGGAGGAGCGCGGCTCCGGTCCTTCGATGCTGGAGATCGCGGATCTTTGCGGCGTCGAAGGGTCGACCGACAAGTCGCGCCGCGCGGGCGTGAGCGTGCTCCTTCAAGGTCTGCGCGAGGCGAAGGTGCTCGTCTTCAGTCGGACGCAGGGGGCGCAGATCGTGGAACCGAAGGCAAAGGAGGCGAAGAGCGATGGAGCCGATTCGAGTGGCGGTCGCGCTGACCGCGTCGCAGAGCCGAACGCGGGACGGCGAGTTCGTGACGTTTCACATGCAGTCGTTGGTCTTCGCGGAAGAGGGGAACCACGAGGTCGTGCAGCCGCGGGTCGAGAGCAAGCTCCTGGTGAGGAAATCCGATCTGAGGAGATTGCTGGGAGGTCAGAGCGCGGAAGTCAGCGCGCTCATGAGCGTGGAGTAGCCGCACCGGCGCGCGTCTTCCTATGCCCGGAGGAGGGGGCGGCGGAGGTCGTCGAACTACCCGAAGAACCAACGAACGATCCACAACCGACGGAGGAAGCCATGGCAGACGAGGTAATGCTCACGGAGAAACAGCAGGCGATCTTGGACGCGTACGAGGCGGGAGGGACGGCGAAGGAGATTGCCGAGAAGCTCGGTACGACCGCATCGGCGGTCGACACGACCATCTATCTGTTGCGCAAGCGCGGACTCGTGAAGCGCGCGAAGTTGACTGGCGGTCGAAGGCCCGCTCTTGGCGGAGAGGCGCCGCCTGCCCCGCCCGCCCGAGCGCCAAAGGTGCGTGTTGCAAGGAAGCGTCGCGTCCAAACACCGGCGGACGTCCGGGCCAACAAGGTGCTCTCGCGCAAAGAAGAGCGAGCGGCGTTTGCGGGTCTTTCGGGCACGACGAAGGCGATCGTCTTGAATGCGAAGGAGCGCATCGCGGAGATCGACGAGAAGATTGGACCGCTTGTCGCGGAGAAAGAGCGCCTAACGAGCGTCGTTGAGATGCTGAAGGGGTAAACGAGACTGGACGGATCGGTCCGGGTTTTCTAGGGTTCATGACTGCGACGGTCCGAGCAGGTCTCGGGCGAAAGGGCCTCGATGGTTGTCGAAGACCGGAGTCTCCTCGATGGGGAGACCGAAGAGACCGAAGAGACGCCGCGGATGAATCCGCTCCGCTTCAAAGCGGCAGAGGAGTCGCTCGCGTGGGTCTTCGGCTCGTCCGCGTCGGCGATCGGCTTCGCGGCGCAGAACATCGCGGGCGGGGGAGGGGGGCTCGTGTGGGACGCGGCGCGGATCGCGGCGCTCCACATGAAGATGCGGAGCCCGGCGCGGATGCGGGCGGCGGCGGAGATTCGCCGGCTCGAATGGGCGACGGCGGAGATGACGCGCGAGGACTTCGAGGTCGCGCACCTGGCGTTCACGCCGCGCGGGCTCTCCCCCAAGATGCGTTACGCCTTCAAGAAGGGAGACGGTCACCGCTGTTTGGCTGCGGTCGGCGCAGCGAAGTGCCCCTATGCGGCCGAGCTCCGGGACCGCAAGAAGCGCACGGGAGAGAGCGTCTTCGAGTTCCTGCAGTGGGAGTGCGCGAGCCTGAACGAGGACGGGAAGGGAATTCCGCCGCGCCTCCTGCGCATCCGCGACTGGGCGGACGATCTGGTCGACGAGGTGGTCGAGCGATTCGTCCCCATCTTGGATGAGCGCGACGCGTTCGACTACAAGGTCCGCGTCGCGAAGAAGGAGCAGCTCGAGAAGCGGAACGTGGAGATCGCGGCGTCGCTGCAGCCGAAGAGGCCCGAGACGGTCGAGGAGCGCATGCGCGCGATCGACGACTTCGTGGAGCAGCGACGCCGCGCGGACGAGATCGCGGAGCGGATGATGAACGGCGGTGGTCGCCGATGAACGACGACGGAAAGAGAGAGGCGCCGCCGTCCCTTCGCGACCTGCCGCAGGACCAACCGATCTTCATCGCGGACCTGGCGCGCGCGTTTCGATGGCGCACCGAGCGCATGCGGAGGAAGCTCTTCTCGATCCACACGAAGCACGACGACCCGGTGGTGATCAAGATCGGTGGACGTTGGGCGCTGACGTCGATCAACCGCCTGCGGCAGGCGTGGCACGGAGTCGGAGAGCGCGGGCTGACGGTCGAAGAGTTGAGCGAGATGCTCGAGCAGACGCGCACCCAGCTACGCGATTCGCTCGAGCGGAACCGGGAGCTGCGGACGGAGATCACCCGGCTGCGCGCGAGGCAGCGCGCGACGGAGGAGCGCGTGGTGCAGGTCGAGGAGAGCTTCGTCAAGGCGACGCAGTCGCTGATGACGCCGACCCGCCTGGAGCGACCGATACCCTCCTTCGCGGAGGAGACCGAAAGCGGCACGCACCTCGTCGAGGGCGCCAGCGCGCCGGCGGCGAAGCGGAGCGGTTGAATGCACTTCCATGCCGGCATCGTCGAAGCGACGGACGGCCTCGTCGGGCCGGGCCGATGGTGCACGATTGCGATCGGCGCATCGCACACGGCCGTCCTGAACGGGGCACACGTGTCGCTCCTCTTCCTCGAAGCGTGGAAGCGCTGGCTCTCACCCGCGCGATTCGTGGCGGAGGCGAGGCGCGATGTGATCTATCGACGACGAAAGTAGCCAATGCTTCGGAATCAATCACCTAAGTCGCTGTTGGCATCGCCACTTTGGGCGACCAGTCGCGCGCGCGAAGACGCAGAGGCACGCGGGCGAACGCACCTGCGGGATATGGGAGCAGGGCGGGCGCGCGGCAACGTGAGCACGTCCAGAGCCGAGAAGGCTGGCCCTTCTCGAGACGGCAACCCGAGGTCGCGACCTCGCTCCCGTCGAGGCCGACCACGCAGCGCAGCTGGCGGGGGCGCTTAGTCGCCCCGTAAGAGCGTCCCAGACCGTGGCTTTATTTATATGAACATCATTCAATCCGCCCGACTGACGCGCGCCGAACGGAAGCGGCTCTCCCGCGAGAGCCGTCGCGCGCACTACGTCGCGCTCGCGTGGCGCCGCTTCGCCGCGATGCAGGCGGTGTGGGTGACAACGGTCGAGCAGGTGACGCGGCCGCCGAGGCTCGTCGCCTGATGGGAGGCGCGCGGCGAAGGCGACGAGCGCGACGGGGCGTGCGCGGCATCGGCTTCCCGCCGTGGCTCTGCGCGACGATGGCATGGTTCGAAGCGACGATGGCCGAGCTCGTGGAGCACCCGCACGAGCGGCAGATGCACTGGGTGAGACACGAGCGGTGGTTCCGGAGGATTCCGTGAGGACGTGGATGGGAGAGACGATAGTCGTCGCGCTGATCCTCGCGGCGACGATACTCGTCACGCACGGCCGCGCGATCGAGTGGGTCGGGTCCGCGGCCGTCCTCTGCGGCTTTGGACATGCGAGCGTGAGCGAGAGGCTCGCCGAGCAGGAAGCCATGCGCGCGCGACCGTCGGTGCCCTGCCACCGGAAGCTCATCCACTACTTCGTCGCGAAGGAGATTCTCTGGTGCGTGTACTTCGTAGCGCTCGGCGCGTGGAGCGCCCTCGCGGGGGTGGCGGTCTTCCTCGCGTACCCGGTTTGGCGACGATGGTGGCGGCGGCGACGCTCGCTGGAGAGGATCCCATGTTGAAGAAGTGGAAAGCGTTCTGGCAGAGCCTCTTTTGCCTCGAGTGCTTCGGTACCGGGCACGCGCGCTGCGCGGCGTGCCGGCCGCCGGCGAAGGAACCGCGATGAACGAACGACCCCACCCCACCGCGGAGGACTTCCTCGCGTTCTGCGATCGGGAGATCGCGAAGGTCCTTCTCCTCCCCGCGTCGATGGCATCGGGCAAGGCTGGGATGTCCTACGCCGCAGCCAAGGTGCACTTCGACATCATGAGCGCGCGCATGGACGCGGCTCGGGTGCGCCGATGAGCCGACTCCCGCTCACCCGCGACCAGCTCTCCCGACTTGACGCCGCGATCGCGCGCGCGCAGGCGGAGGCCAATCGAAACCCGCTCCCGCACCCGGACGACGCGCGGCCAAATCTAACGCGGTGGCCGACGCCCCGCGAGATCGAGACGGCGGTACTGCGCGAGCGCGCGCGGCTCGCTCGGCAGTACCCGCACGCGAACGGGGAAGCGATGCCGCCCCCGGGCTTGGTCGCGAGCGCGCGGCTCCCCTAGTCGCTCGTCACCGAGGCGCCACAACTTTTTTCAACAATCGACGGCGCGCACCTTGCACACGCGGTCCAAAGCGGTCACCTTTGGCGCGTGGGGCAAGTGATCGACATGATGACTGAGCGTGCACGGCGACGTCCAAAGACGCCCGAGGCGGCGACCTGCGTTTGCGAGGAAGCTACGGTCGGGACCGTGACCTGCCGGAACTGCGGCTGCGAAACGTTGTCGGCGGCGCCGCCGGGGTGCACCGCCCGCTGTCCGGTGTGCGGCGCCGAGGGCGCGCGGTTCGAAGCCTTCGAGCGCGCGCTCGAGTGGTTCCCGGTTCCGATGTTTCGTACGCGCTGACCGCCGAGCGTTCGGCGGGGGAGTCCCCATGCCGAGACGTCTCACGCTCGAAGAAAGCTTCGAGGTCGCCTACGAGAACGAGCGCGAGGCGTCGCGCTGGGCGCTGCAGTCGCTCGCGCGCCACCTCTTCCTCGTGGAGGAGGAGCTCTTTCGGGAGCGGCACGCGCGGCAGCTGGCCGAGTCGCGCGCGGCGAATCTCGAGCGGCGACTGTTCGATCGCGGCCCCGCGCCGCCGCCGGCGAGCGGCGTGCAGAGGAAGGCGGAGGATGTGGCCGAGGACCTGGCGGCCGCGCAGGAGCCGGGGAAGGTGGTCGTCCTGTGGAAGGACGGCACTCTTCAGAAACTCTAGGCGGATTCGAGCGGCGCGGCCGAGCGCGGGAATTCGCGGACTCGAAGGTCGTGCGGCCACTCGCTCGGATCCTCCGCGGCACGCGACGCGAACTTCGATGGGAGCGCGAGACCGGGAGGTGGCACGCTATCGAAGGGACGGGCGCCGAGCTGCTTGCAGAAATACGACGTCCCAAGGATGCCGCAGACGGAGCGCAGTCGCCGCGCCCAAGCGACGTCAAAGCCGCGGGCCTTCCCGCCGCTCTCGCCGCCGACGATGATCTGGTCGAGCGCAGGCCAGCGCGTTCCTCCCAGCGATGGCACGCGCGGGTCGTCCCCCCCGAGCCAGAGCCCGTCGTTCGTCTCGAGCGGGCGCATCCCGAGGTAGGGCAGCACCGCTTCGCTGATGTCCTCGAGCAGCGGCTCGGCGGAGACGAACGTGATGGCCGCGCGCGTCCGGAGCAAGTGCTGAATGCGCGGGATGTAGACGGCGCTCTCCACGGTCGTGCCGAGCCAGAGATTGACTGGCATCGCGCGCCGCCAATGCGCCGGGATCATCGGGAGGATGTTCTCGGGCCGCTTCGTGAGAAGCTGCCAGTCGAGCCACGGCGTCGCCTCGATGAGCGGCCAGAGGCGCTCGCGGGCCTCGTCCATTCGCTCCCCGACGGGCCCCGCGACCCGCTCGAAGACGTCCGCCATCGAGGCGCAGAAGACGCAGCGGCGCTCCCGCGCGCGCGCGGCGGACCGGTTCCACTTGAGCGGCTCGAGCCAGTGCTTGTCGGAGAAGAAGCGCCGCTCCGCGTGCGGGCCCCAGATGAGCGGAAGACGCTTGCCGTGCCCCACGCGGGTGCTGAACGCGTCGGCGTAGCAATGCGTGCAGGCAGGGCTGATCTTCGTGCACCCCCACCAGGGGGAGAACGTGAATCCGGGGATGAGAGAGCCGTCAGCGCGCGGGCGGCGCGTCCAGGCGATCGAGGTCTCAGACATCGTTCACGACCGGAGCGATGCCGCGAGCGGCGAGGTCCTGGGCGACAGCGAGCGCTTCGTCCTTCGAGAGGCCCCGCTTCACGAGCTGCATCACGTCTCCCGCATCGTTCTCGAAGTCGTCCTTGACGAAGGCGTCGACGACCCAAGAAAGCCCGTCCGGCGTCTGTCGAGCAACGGCGCCGCGCGTCCCGTCCGGCCTCCGGAAGACTATCCGGGTGGCACCGTCGACCAGGGGCCGCATCTGTTCGGCCTCGCGCTCGGCGTCGCTGGCCCGAGCGCCCACGAGCAGAAGCTCCGACGCCAAGCGGATTTGCTCCTCCTCGAGTTGCGCCACGCGCTTCCGCAGGAAGCGACCGGACTCGACGGCATTGACTCCCCATGAGTCCGTCGGCTGTTGGATAGCCAGCCATTCGTCGATCTGCTCGAGCGTCGTCTTCTTCGACGCGAGAGCTTCCGAAGAATCCGTGGGGGCGACGGCTGGAGGCTCGTCGGACACGACCACGACGCGCTCCGCCTCGAACTTCTTGGCGAAGCGCTCCCTTTGCGAGGGCGGTGGGGCGGCGTCCCCGCCCTTCTCGACAGCCTCGAATAGCTCGTCAGGAATGCCCGCGGGCGAGAGCAGAGCGCCCGCCTTCTTACTGGCTGAGACAAGGGCCGACCCGAGCCGCTCTGCATCCGTGAAGCCGAGAACGAACGTCCTCTCGCCGCGGTTGAACGAGAGCATCACGTAGTAGCCTTCCGGCTTGATCCAGACCGAGACGTCCTTTCCGTCGATGTCGGTGGTGCTGCTCGGGTCCTGCTCGGCCAACTCCTGGTCATCCAGAAAGGCGAGGTCGACGCAGATGTCTCCGATGACCGTGCCGAGGAGCTCGATCGGGATCGCGTAGTGGACCCCGCCGCCTTCGCCGGGCTCGTTGTGGTCGGGGTCGTCGATGACGTACCAGATGCCGTCGTCGTTCTCGAGGCGGGTGATGCTCGCGGGCTTCGTCATGTCGTCGGTCCTTTCGCTCGTTGTGCACTCCGGAGCCTGCGCCACCATCGGTCGCGGCAGAGGGGACAGCCGCAGTCGACGAGGAGTACCGCCCAAAGCAGGCCGAGTAGCCCGAGCGCTACGAAGACGATGGCGGCTACAGCAGGGGCGCTCAATCTGGCACCCGTATCCCGCGCTTGCGTAGGATGCGCTTGATGTCCTCGTCGCTTTGCTCGGCGACGGGCTCCGGTTTCTGCGGTCGGAAGGACGTAGACTTGAAGAGCTTCTCCGCGTCCTCGATCCGGACGGTGTACCGACGCCCGACCTTCACGGCCGGGAGGCGACCGCTGGAGATGAGTCGGCGCACGACCCGCAACGTTGTCGCGTACCGCGTCGCGAATTGGTCGAGCGTCATCGCTGCCGGCTCGACGGCGACGGGTTCAGCGTAGGTGACCTCGAGTCGTTGTCCGGGCTGCAGGACGATGCGAATGACGTTGTTCATGGGCGCCTTTCAGGCGGCCTCGTCGCCAGGAGCGCAAAGCGTCGCGCATCCGGACTGACGGCCGCCCATTCGTCCTCAGCCATACGGAGAGCTTCCAGCTTGGCGCAAGCGTCCCTGAGCTCGGGGTCGCCCAGTCGTGCGCGCCGCTCCTTCGCGGCATCTCGGACCTTGACGAACACGATAGCCGCCAACACGGCGCCCATAACCGACAGGAACAAGACGATGAGGACCACGGCGCTCATCGCGTCCTCCCGGGCACGCGCCGTGCCCCGACCCGCGCGAGCGCCTTGTCCTGCGGGCTCATCTCGGACGGCTTCTTGGTGGCGCGCTCGTAGGCAGCGTCCTCTGCGTCCCACGTGCTCGGGTCGCCCAGTTCCTTGGTGACGGTGGACATCGGGACCCGCGTCGGCGCGTACTTCTGTCGCTTGCCGGCATTCGTCGGGTGCGATTCGATCCAGGCTACGACGTCGGCCGTCTTCGCGAGAACGAGCCGGCGGACCTTGCACGACGGGAAGTCCCCGCGGCGTGCAGCTTCGAGGAAGTCCTCCTTGGGCACCCCGCAGACCGCGGTGCAGGTCCGCTGGGAGACGTGCGTCGGATGCGCGGTGACTTGAGTTGCCACCCTGCGGATGTACCGGTCGAGTTCCGCGTTCGCCTCGGCGGACAGGAACGAGAGGGGTAACGGAAGCTTCATCGCGGACTCGGCGAGACACGGCGTGCGCCGACGCGCGCGAGCGCGGCGTCCTCGGACGAACGGGTGCCTGAGGCTCGGCGCGGAGCTCGGCGGCCGTCCAGCCACCGCGCGACGTCTTCCGTCCGAGCGATGACGACGCGGCGGACCTTGGTACAAGGGAAGGCACCCGCTCGGGCCGCTTCGAGGAACTCGCGCCGGGGGAGGCCGACAACCGCCTCCACGTTCCTTTGGGTCACGTTTAGCGGATGCGCGCGCTCCTCCCGCGCGACCTCGCGCACGATCTCGAGGACGGCGCCGAGCGCCAGAAGCGCGGCATCGGAGAGGCCATCCGTCCGTGGCGAGGCTCGCGACGACGGTGCCGAGCCACGCGAGTCGTCCCACCACCGTTCGCCCGCCCCGCCGTTCGTTCGCCTCACCTGTTCCAGGGACGCCGCGAACCGTTCCAGCGCGTCGTTTACGACCGGGAGACGGTCGTCTGGAACGGTTACATGAAGGGCAAGACAGTCCCGGACGTCTTGCGCCACGCCAGCGAATGCCTCCAGAGCACGCAGCCGAGGACCCGCGAACGCAACCCATTCGTCCGAGATGCGCAGGCGAGCCTCGGCGGCGACAGCGCGGTCTTCCAAGGTAGCGAAGTCTTCGCTCATCGCATTGGGCTTTCGTTCGGCCGGCCCATCTTCGCAGTTCTTTTAGTCGCCCGCCGACACATAGCCACAATCCAAGAGTCGTTGTATCTGCCAGCAAGGATCGCGGCCCGTACGCCAGACACTGAGCAACCGACAAATACGGCAACATCCCGTCGAGTGACCATGCTACCGAATAGGTCTACGAACCTCGGTGAGAAGTACTCATACTTCACACCAAGCCTTTGGGCACATTCTGTTACCGAAGCAGCACTTTTGCCTAGATGTTTGGCGATTTGCTTGGCGCCTACGGTAGCGTAATTGTGCCGGACGTACTCGACGTCATGCGACGTCCATTTACGGTTTGTAGTGTAAGCTGACCGGAGGCCCATCTTGTTGGCGTGCGATCTTACAGCGGCCACATCTCGACCGAGACGTGAAGCTATCCACGCCGACTGGCGTTTGCTGTAGAACTTTCTTAGGAAGATGTCTTCACGAGAAGACCATTGAATAGTTCCGGTTTCGATCGCGCGCTTAGCGTATTCGTCGGACCATTTGCCGGACCTAATGGCATGCCGAACCAGCGAGGCGGTGCGGCCGATTTTTGCGGCGGCTTCGGCGGTGCTAACCAGTCGGCCGAATAGCATTACACGATGCTGCCGAGAGGTGCAGTCGGCGGCCTCGGTTTCGTAGGCAGGCCCAGCATGTTGAACGGGCGACGTCATAACCGCATCGGCTTCTTGGCGGCATCGGCCAGTACGTCAAGCGCGTTCTCGATGGTGACAATCCTGATGCGCCCGACCTCTGTAACGGTCTCGCAACGAGGCACAAGCCACGTGAGGAAGTCACGCGACGGGATGCCCAAGATGGCGAGCGAGTTCATTTGACTGACCATCGCGGGAACAGCCCACACTGGTTTTCGTGCGACAACTGTAGGGAGCGGTTGGCACTCCGCTGCGATATCGTTGATGTCCAATTCGCCGGATCGAATCTTGTCGGATATCGCGGCGGCTTTGGCCCGCGCGCCTTCCTCGCTGAGATTCTCGCTCGCAGGAATGCGGACCCGTTTTCGTCGGGCGACTCGTTCACCGGGAGCGCGTGGAAGCGAGACTTGGGCCCACCAAAACTTGCCGCGCCGCTCGACCGTTCCAGCCCCATTGGGCTGCTTTGATGCGTTTTCTGGCAGTGCGCGCTTACGCGACTCGTCGTCGGCAAATTGCTGGGCGGCCTCCTGGTTGGGGAACCGAGGACCGGCCCAGCATCGTCTCCCGGATGGCAGCGTGATGCGGGCACGCCAGTATGAGGCTCCGTCAGCATCTTGAAACGACTGGGCCGTGCCGAGTGTGCGCACTATCACAACCTCAATCCGGCATCCACGGCTCGCTCGGCGAAGGCTCGCGGCATGTCTCGGCGAAGCCGCTGCTTCGCAAGCGCGAGTATCTTCTGGACAAGTTCTTCGCGCTGTTCCGTGGTCAGTGGCAGTTCTGCTGCTCTAAGGGAGAGTCCGTGCTGCTCTTCGACCTCCCGTACGGACTCCGGTCGCCTATCGCCACATACCGAGCACGTGGTCCATCCGAGCGCATTGACTGCCCCACATTCGAGCCCGTCGACGCAGGATTCGCAGATCCAATACGTCGGAGGCATCCTGTTCCCGCGCGCCTTCCCATCGTCGTCCAACGAGATGGCGCGGTCGGCCCATGGTACGTCGTGCCGCCGAACGTTCCCCGCGAAGTCGAGGATGACTGGCACCGTTTGCAGAATGTCGCCTTTCTTCACCCATGTCCGCAGTGCTCTAGCGACCATCTGTAGGTAGAGACCTGGGGAATCCGTAGGCCGAGCCATCGCGACGCACTTCACGCTCGGGAGGTCCCATCCCTCCGTGAGGACTTCGCAGTTCACGACGATCATGACTTCGCCGGTGTCGAGCAGTCCATCCGGCTTCAACAGCTGCTCGCGATACGCCAGCGGCGTGCTCGCGTCGAGATATGCGACGCGATGCTCACCAGCCGCCTTGATCGCATCGACGTACTTTCGGGCGTTCTTCAGGGTGGGAACGTAGAGGATGGCCCGAAGCCCCTTCGTGGTCGCGCGCCGAAGTAGATGCTCCACGACATTGGCGACGATGGCCTTCTTTCCCATCCGGACGCCGAGCTGCGCCGGATACCAGTCCCTCCCGTTGACCTGACTGCGGCGGAGGCCCTTCAGGTTCACACCATCTTTTGCGGGAACGAAGAGGTTGGGGGACGTGAGAGGGTACTCCGGATGCTTGAAGAGCTCCTCCATGCTCGGGCCCTGGACGATGGTGTCGAAAGCGACCGAGAGCGGTAGTCGATCGAACCGGAATGGCGTTGCGGTGAGGCCGAGGCGCTTGGCTTCAGGGTACCAGCAGAGCACCTCCTGCCATTTCGTGGCGGCGGCGTGATGCGCTTCGTCGAGCACAAGCAGATCGGCAGCCGGCATCCAGCCCGGACGCTTCATCCGCTTCCTGGTCAGAAGCGTATCGATGCTGGCGATCTGGATCGGCGCGTCGGGGTTTTTTCGAGGTTTCTTGTCCTGTCCCCAGATGACGCCAACCGAAGCCTCATCGAGGCCGATGTCATCGACGAGAGCGTTCCACATCTGCTCGAGCAATTCCCGATGATGGACCAGGATTAGGACACGCTTCCCTGCGCGCCGGTACTGCTCGATGACTTCGGCCGCGACGCGGGTCTTCCCTCCGCCGCCGGAGAGGACGTAGAGGGGTCGCTTCCCCTCCGCGAGGGCGGCGAGGAGCTGGTGGAAGCCAGCGTCTTGGTAGTCTCGAAGTTCTCTGGCCTTGTTCCTCATGGCATTCCTCCAGGCTCCAGGCACCGGCTATTTCGTTAGCCACTTTGGGCGAGCGAAAGGTTGCTGTCAAGGCCCGCCGCGCGTTCGAGACGGTGCGGGCATCCCCCGTGTAGGTCTTCGGCGACGTGGCAGTTCGCGCAGAGGACGACGATGCCGCGGTCCTGCGGGCACCCGGCGGCGACGAGCTTCCGGTAAAACTTCGCGCCCCCGACCCGGTGGTGTTTCCCGACGAGTTCCCGCCGATGCGCGGCGCCATCCCCGTTCGAGTGCTGCAGCGTGAGAAACTGCCACCGCGTCTCCCCGCAGCAGGTGCAGCGCCCTCCGTACGCCGCGAGCGCGGTCATGCGGTTCCGCCGATGGCGCTCCCGGGCGCCATCGCGCAGGTGCTTCCGGCAGCGCTCCGGGTCGTTCTTCCACCGAGCCGCCTGTCGCGCCGCCGCCTTCGCCTTCACCTCGGGCAGGTTCCGGTTGTTTTCGTACCACCGGCGGCTCGCGGTGAGGTGCATCGCGGTCCGGCAGACTGGATGGCGCCGCTGCTGCGGAGCCCCCGTGAGGACGCGACCGCACCCGCATACGCAGAGGCGCTCTCCCGCCGCGTTCGTCTCCGGGCGCGCGTTCACTTGCGCCGAGCCAAAAGAAGCTTCTCCGCCTCCCGCGCGTAGGCGTGGAGCTGAGAGGCGAGCGCCTTCGCCTGGTCGGCCGTGAAGCGAAGCTCGTAAGGCGCCGGCAAGCCTTCGTACCCTTCAGCCAGGTCGATCACGACCTCTCCCGGCTCCGCGCTGAGGACGATGGGTGCTCGCTTCGTCCTTTCGGCGTCCAGTCGGATGACCTTCCCCACGGTTTACTCCTTCGCCCCAGGCGTCCCAGGCTTCGGGTCGCCCGGCGCCCAAGGGTCTCCGAGGCCCCTCCGCTTGAACCACGTGGCGACGGCCTCGGCCGTGACCTTCGCCGGCTTGTGCGTCCCGGTCGCCCACCGGTAAAGCGTCATCGTCCCGATCCCGAGCGCCTCCGCGAGCTCGGCGACCCCCCCCACCTTCGCGGCCGCCTCCGACCAGGGTGGCGGCATCGTCGTCCGGCGGCTCACGCTTCCTCCACGACGAGCTTTCCCTCGTCGGCGATGCCCCCGAGGAAGCCGGCGACGAAGTCTTGGAGCGCGGCCCCCCGGACGCCCCCCCGCATCCCGACGATGACCGCGTAGGGGTACCAAGCCTCGCCCCCCTCCGTGACCGTCTCCTCGGTCACCATGGCCCGGACGTCGAAGCGCTTCGTGAGCCGCTCGGCGAGTCCCCGCGCGTCATCCTCGCTCCGGAGCCTGGCGATGACGGCCTGCTTCCCCTGCCAGGTGAGGAAGGCGCGCCCCTTGTGCTGGGCGAAGTTCAGCCAGCTCGTCTCGCCGCACATTTCGCAGGCCACCGCGACCCGGACGTCCCCGATGCCTTGACCCGCGAACCGGTCCACGGACGAGACCGTCGAGACGCTCCCACCGGAGTCCACGATCGTGCGGGCGCCGGGGCCACCCTCCTTCGCGCGCGAGAAGACGTGGACCTCGCGGACACGGATGCAGGCGCTGTCGCAGCGCGGGCAGGTGAGCGCGACGTCGGCGCTCGGGTAGACGGTCGGGTTCATGCGGGAACGTTGGCGGTTGCTCATAGGGGGACCTTTCCGGTCGCAAGGTACACGGTGACGACGCCGCGGGCGTACTGCCGCGCCTGCCTAGCTTGATCGAGATGCCAGCCCGGCGCGCAGGAGGTGCAGGAACAGCGTTTCGTCCGCGCCTTGTGGACGTGGTCGCGCGCCTCCCGCAGCCACCACGCGCGTACCCGGCGGACCTGGACGGGGAGCGCGAAGCCGTCGGGGCGGACCGGAGCGCTCACATCGCCACCAGCGACGACGCGCGGTCCTGCGGACTCGACCCGCACGGCCCCGGCTTCAACCAGCAGTTGTCGCAGAAGTAGTAGAACGAGACGCTCCGAATCGAGCCCGCGCGCCACCGCGAGACCTCGCACCACCCTGCGGGAGCTCCGCAGACGCAGCGCGCGCGACCCGGCGGAATCGCGCGGCCGCCGGGCGCCCATGACCCCCGCGCGAGGCCGATCCGAGCGGAGACGTCAGGCTGCGGCATAGGCGCCCCCATGGTTCCGTCCCGCGCAGGAACACTCGCAGACCGTCCCGGTCGAGGACATGCACTTAGCCGAGCACTCGTGCTGCGCGCTGTAGACGCCGCGAACAGCCTTGGCGACCCGGGAGACCCCGCACTTCCGGCAGACGAGGGAGAGGCTCCCCGTCCGAGGGTGGTAGTGGACGACGCCGGGCGGCGTGAGGTCGTAGGGGCTCTGCGGCGCCTTGACGTTTCCGACGAGGAGCCCGCTCGAGACGCAGCCGCACGCCTTGCACTTCGCGATGTAGCGGGTGGCACTCACGACAGTACCCCTTCCGGCTCGGCGGTGAAGTAGGCCGCGTTCAACCGCCCCGTGGCATCCGTCGGACCCTTCGCGCGCGCGACGACCCAGGCTCGGGACTCGGGAGACACCTGATAGCCCTGGAAGTGAACATCATTCCACGTCACGCCGAGAAGCCGCGCGAGCGCGATGCGGTCCTCCGAAATGAGCGAGACATCCCCACGGCGACGCGACGGCGGACTCTGGATGGTGATCCAGCCGAAGTCGGAGCCGCGACCGTGGGTCACGCTCCAGCGCCGGCCGGAGCGGGCCTTGAGGGAGGCGGCGATGCGTTTGCAGGCTTCCTTGACGTCGATGTGGCTCATGGGGGGTCTCCGTCGTCCTCGGGTGGGTGTTCAGGCGCGGTAGGCGCGGAGGTCTTCCGGCATCGCGAGGACCGTGCGCGTCCAGTCCACGGACTCGCCAGAGATGGGGGCGATCGTGTAGCCGGAGCGCGAGACGTCGACGACCTCGTGGAGGAGGTTCGCGCGGTCCGCGTCGAAGAACATGACAGCCTCGTCCACAAGGACGACCACGTCACCACGAGCGAACGAAACCGTCTTCGACTGGACCATCCTCACACCCTCCGCGCCAGCGCGTCGCTGACACCAGTCAATCTATCACCACGGTTGAATGTGTCCACCCAGAATCGACCATCGTCCGGTCGATTTCTTTGGACCCTCACGCGAGCCCTGGCGCGTGAGGTAGGCCCCCATCTCCCGCCGGACGCCCATGGGCGGGAAGCACGGCAGCTTCGCCGCGAGCCCCATCTTGACGGTGAGCCGCGCGAAGCACTCGAGCGCCCCTGTATCCGAGTGACGGTCGAGCGCGTTGGCGACGTCCGTGCAGAGCTCGGCCATGTCCCGGAAGAGCGCGACCGCCTCCCGGCGTCGGAGCCAGCCCGCAGCCCGATTGCTCCCCGGCCACGCTGCGGCCGTCACGGCGCCACCGCCAGGGTGTGGACCTTCGCCGCCGTGAGAAAGACCCCCTCCCGTCCCCGCGGAGGGCAGTAGCGGAAGCCGAAGTGCGCGCAGAGGCGCGCGAGGCCTCCCCGCGTCCCCACCAAGCAGAGACCACCCTCCGGGTTCGCCGGACGGTCGGAAGCCGGACGCACCGGGGAGCCGGCGATCGCGCTCGCCCGGATGAGGATGGTGTCGAGCTTGGGCAGCTGGACCGCCCGGGTGGACCCGCAGCCGCAGTTCCGAAGCTCGAGCAGGCCTCCGTCCTCCGCCTCCATCGTCCGATGCATGGGAGCCCGGCCCAGCCCGGCGCGTCGTAGGAGCGTCCGCAGAGGCAGACGATGATTGCGGGGCTCACGACGCCTCCACCCGCGCGACAGCGAGCCCCCGGACCCCGACGACCAACGACCCCGGGAACGCCGAGCAGAGGGCGCTCCAGAGAGCCGCCTTGGCCGATCGCGGAACCCGGCGCACCCGCCGCGCCTCATCCCACCAGGAGCCACGGACCGTCTTGACCTCCCAGTTGAAGGCCTCCGAGAAGGGAGCCTTGACCACGAGTTCGCCGTCCTCCTCCCCCACGTGGATGGCGCCGACTCGCGCGGCGAGCTCACGCGCGAGCTTCTCGTACCCCAGTAGGGAGAGAGCGACGACGGCGCGGGCCGATTGCTCTCCCGAGCCGAGCGCCGCGACGCGGGCGACGAGGCGCCCCGCGAGGACCCGTCCGACGGTCTCCCCCGGCTGCAGAGTCGCGAGAGCCTCCGTCACGAGCGCGTCGTAGACATCGCCGCCGAGGACCCGCCGGGCGCCATCAAAGTCGGCCGAGCGCGATGGAGCCCCAAGGGACGGGAGAAGCGCTCCCGCACCCGGCTGCGTGTCCCGAATGTCGGAGCACCGCCGGCAGAAGAACGCGGGCCGCCCCTCGTCCGCCCGCTCCACGATGTCGCTCCGGGACTGCCACTCTCCGCAGTCGGAGCATTCGACGTGACGGACGCCGCCGATGATGCGGGCGGGAGCGGCAGCGAGACGGGCAGCGGTTCGCGCGTTCATGGCTCAGAACCCCTCCGTCGCTTCGCATGTCCACCCGTTCACCGCGTCGTAGGAGAGCCGGGTCGCCCGGCGCATCTCCGACCCGAAGAAGACGGCCGCGCGTGCCGCGTCCTCCGCCGTCAGCCACTCGGTGGTGACGGAGGTGAGCCCAATCTCCACTCGGACGCAGGGGCGTCCGACAGCGCTCTCGAGGAGAGCCTTCGCCCGCGACTCGATCGCCCCCACCTTCGTCACAACAAGCTCCGCAGTAACCATTCCAACCATTGCCATGACCCCTTCTCCCTTCGCCGCGGCGACTTCCTCGTCGCTCACCCAATCAATCTATCACCATGATTGAATCATGCAAGGGGTGATCGGATTGGACGTGTCGATTTCTTCCGGGTCGCGGTGTCCAAAGTCATCGGACACGTGACGAACGGTAGTCGGCGAAGTAGTCTCTGAGGACGCCATGAAGATCACCGAGAGCCTCGGGAAGGAGATTCGGGCCAAAGCGGACGCAGGCGAATCGCACCGCATCATCGCGGAATGGTGCGCGAAGGAACGCGGCGTCCAGGTCTCGAAAGCCGCCGTCACGAAGTACCTGAGGACCTCAGGAGCGGCGAAGAGCGACAACCGCTCGAAGTCGTCGAAACCGCCGCTGGCGACCGAAACGACTGCGACAACCACCGTGGCGCCCGCAAAGGTGTCCAAGAAGAAGGCGCCGACTACCTGCGGCGAAGCCAAACCAGCCGCAAAGAGCAGGCGCGGGCGGCCGTCGATGTTCACCGCGGAGCTGCGCGAGTCTCTGCTGAAGGACGTGGAAGAAGGGGCGACGTTTGCCATCGCCGCGGAGGCGAACGGGATCTCGCAGGCGACGTTGTCCGAGTGGCTCCAGAAGGGGCGCGAGGGCGACGCCCGCTACTCCGATTTTGGAGAAGCCCTCACGTATGCGCGCGCGCGTTACAAGAAGCAGGCCATCGAGCGCATCCGCAAAGGGGTCCTCAACAGTGGGGACCGTGATTGGAAGGCGGAGCTCACGGTGCTGGAGCGCCTCTACCCCGACGAGTTTGCGCCGCAGCAAGTGGTGAACGTGAAGCTCGAGAAGGAGATGGAGCAGCTCCTCGAGAAGCTCGAGAAGAAGCTGCCGCCGGAGCTCTACGACCTCGTGGAGTCGGCGATCATCGCGACGGAAGAGGGCGATTCCGCGAACGCCGCCGAGTGACCTCGCGCCGCGGGCGCGGCCATCATGCGAACGAGGACGACGTTCAGCCCAAAGCCGACCTTCGCGCGGGTGGCCGCGAAGCGTCGCGCCGCGCGACAAGTGAAGGGGCCCGAGCTCTTCGCGAAGTACTACGACGACCCGGTCGGGTTCGCGCGCGATATCCTCGGGGTCACGCTCTGGCACCGCCAGGCCGAGATCCTCGAAGCGATCCGCGACAACCTCGACGTCGCGATCAAGAGCGGGCAGAAGACCGGCAAGACGACGCTGCTCATCTGCGCGGCGCTCTGGTTCGTCGCCACGCGTAAACGCGCCCGCGTCATCATGACGTCGGCGACGGACGACTCGATCCGCGACACGCTCTGGAAGGAGATGACGCGGCTCTATACGCCGCGCGTCCGCGCGCTCCTCGGCGGCGAGCTCGCGATCGACCACCGCACCGGGCTTCGCTTCGCGGATGGACGCGAAGCGAAGGGGCTCGCCAAGGCGAAACCGGAGGCGATGGCCGGCATCTCGTCGCCCGAGATGCTCTGGCTTGCCGACGAGGCCAGCGGCATTGGCGACCCGATGTTCGAGGCCATCGAGGGGAACCGCGCCGGCAAGGCGCGCCTCGTAATGTCGAGCAACCCGACCCGGACGAGCGGGCGGTTCTACCGGGCGTTCCACGCGGAGCGGCAGTTCTTCAAGCTCTTCACCCTCTCGGGGGAGGAGGCATCCGAGACCGGGATCAAGGGCCTTGCGGACAAGGAATTCACGCGGCGCCGACTCGAGCAGTGGGGCCGTGACAGCCTCAGCTATCAGGTCCGCGTACTGGGGAACTTCCCCGCGAGCGGCGCGAACAACGTCGTCTCGCTCGTCACGCTCGAGAAGGCGACGGCGCGAGCGGCCGCGGCGACCCCGGAGGACGAGGAGCGTTGGCGCAGCGAATACGACCTCGACCTCGGCGTCGACGTCGCGCGCTTCGGCGACGACAAGTCGGTCATCACCCCCCGCCGCGGCCCCCGCGTCTACCCGCACGTCATGATCGGCAAGGACCCGAGCGCCGAGGGCAGGAAGGACGCCGACGGGTTCGACCGGCGCGACACGGTCTCGGTCGCGTCGCGCGTCGTCGCGGTCGCGCGCGAGCACGCGTTCGACGGCGAGGAGGTCCACGTCAAGATCGACGTCATCGGCGTCGGTGGCGGGGTCGCCGACCAACTTCGACGGACGGCGCGCGAGTTCCGAAAGGTGGCCAACGATCGCCGCCGGCGGGGACTCGTCCCCAAGGGGTTCACCATCACGGTCATTGAGGTCAACGTCTCCGAGCGTGCGGACGACGACTCGCGCTTCCACAATCTACGGTCGCAGCTGGCGATCGGGGTCCAGGAATGGCTGGACGAGGAGGGGGTCCTCGACGCGCAGCCGGCCCTTGAGCAGGAACTTCTCGACCCGACGTACACGTTCGACGCGCGTGGCCGCTACCAAGTCGAGTCGAAAGACGACGTGAAGAGCCGCATCGGGCGCAGCCCGGACCTCGCCGACTCGCTCGCGCTGTCGATCTGGCAGGGGCGCAAGCGCGGCTTCGCGGGCGATGACGACGAAACTGAATTGGAGGACCCGATTCAGCTCTACGAATCGCCGCTAGCCGAGCGTTAGTAAACGCGAATCCGTCGTGCGCCGGCGATCTGTCGAACGCATTCGGCATTCCGCAAAAGACGCAGAGACACGCAGAAACACGCAGGCGCTTTGGGCCGGGTGTAGAGCCCGCGCGAGGCAAGCCCGCACGACGAAGACCGCTCCCCAATGCCGAACTCCGACACCGAAGGCATGACCGGCTTCGGCGGGTTCGGTACGCTGTTCGCGACAGAGCCCGCGCCCGGCGCGCTCGTCGCCAACCCCGCCCCGGCCCAAACGGCGCGGGAGAGCCCGAACGATCTCCGCGGCGGCACGTACGGCCCGCTCGGCGAGCAGCTCCCCGTCGCCGTCGGTGGCGCCTCGGACGGAAGCGGACGCCGCTGGCCCAACCAGGGCTCGGCGCCGCTCATCCCGGGAGGCTACTCCCGCGACGAGCAGTGGGGGGACGGGTCGTCGGCGGCGCAGCGCCTGCTCGCGCCGGCGCCGATCATCGATCGGACGCCGATCGTCATTGGAGGGAACCTCTCCCTCAATTACCTCGCCTCGACGTTTCGGAACTGCACCTACGGGCTGCGGTACCAGTTCGTCGACGTTCTGTCGGAGCTCTTCGAGCACGACCCGCACGCGCACGGGGTCGCTCGACAGCGCGTCCTGAACGTCGCCTGCGGCAAGCTGCAGGTCCTGCCGGCGTCGCTCCCCGACGGGGACCCCGACCTCGAGAAGGCGAAGGAGATCGCCAAGCAGGTCGAGGCGATGATCTCCGCGATCCCGCGGTGGTCGCAGGCGCTCTTCCAGCTGGCCTGGGGGATTATCACCGGCCTCTCCGCATCGGAGATCGAGTGGACGAAGACGGACTTGTGGCGCCCGCGCGGGCTCCACTCGATCCACTCGCGTCGGCTCAACTATTCGAACCCCACGACGTGGGACCTCCACGTTTGGGACCAGGGGCTCGTCGGCCCTGGCATGTCGTACATGGGACCGACAACGGGCGTGTACGGCCTGCGGATGGCGGACTTCCCCGGGAAGTTCATCATTCACGCGCCGACGCTCTCGGGCGAGTACCCGACGCGCGACGGCGAGGGACGCTTCATCGCGTCCTACATGATGCTCAAGCGCATGGTCGTCCGCGCGGTCGCGCAGGACTTCGAGCGCACGGTCCGCCCGCTCATCGTCGGCTACTTCTCCCGCGACGAGGAGAAGGACACGCCGGTCCCCGCCTCGACGGTCGACATCCAGCGGCTCAACGAGGCCACGAAGGCGCTCGGTCTCGGGTCGCTGAACTCCGCCGTCCTTCCGGACGCCTGCAAGATCGAGATCCTGAAGGGCGCGTCCACGATGGACGCGGAGAAGTTTATCTCGTTCCTCGACGGGCAGATGTCGAAGGGCCTGCTCGGGCAGGACTACACGACGCAGCCGGGGAAGACGGGAGCGCGGAGCGCGAGCGAGGTGGCCGAGCGCGGCACGCTCAAGCTCTCGACGTACGACGCGAAGGCGGTTTGCGACTCGCTCGAGCGCGACCTCGTCAAGTGGATCGTGCGGCTCAACTGGCCGGGATGCGAGGAGCGGCTCTGTCCTCGCCTCGGTCTGAACGTGAACGAGGACCTCTCCGCGAAAGAGCTCGCGGACCTCGCGATCAAGCTCGCCGGCGTCGGCGTCCCCTGGTCCAAAAAGGACGTGGCCGAGCGCGCAGGCGCGAAGCTGGTCGACAAGGACGACGAGGACGACGAGCCGATCAAGCTCACGGCGGCCGCGCCTGCCACGCCGCCTGCCTCTCCGGACGGCACCGAGCCGCCGGAGGGCGGGGACAACCCCGACGACGAAAACGACGAGCCGGACGACGAGCCGACCGGCTCCACGTCTGGCGACCGACCCAACCGACCCGATCGCCCCGTGCGGGGTGAGACCGAACAGGCTGCCGAGTAACGGCCCCACCACCGAAGAGGACTCCGATGAACCCGTTCCGAATCCTGGTCAGCTCCGTGATGGCGGTGTGCCTCTCCGTGCTCGTCGGCTCCGTCGCGTGCCAGACGGCCAATCCGCCGGCGCAGACGACGCCTCCGCCCAGCGCCTCGGGTCACAAGCTCGGGCTCGACGTGAACTACGTCAACTCGGTCGGCAGCCAAGTCGTCGAGCAGGGGCTCTTCGAGTGGAACAAGAACTGGGCGGACGGGACCGACTCGGGCGGTTCGCTTACGGAGATCCCCGTCGACGGGATTGGACCGGGACCGCTCTCGATCCCCGTCTCGCAGTGCCAGTTCGTGACGAGCGCGGCGCTCACGGCGTCGCAGACCACCTACGCGACGCTGAACGTCTACAAGCGTCCGGGCAATAACCCGGACGGCGGTGTCGGCCCGACGCTCATCGCCTCGGCGTCCACGACGACGAACATGCTCGACGCTGCGGCGGACGCCCCTTCGACGGGCAGCTGGTTTGCCTGGCAGAACGTTGTCATCCCGCCGGTCACGGGCGCGTTCGTCGCACCGGGCGACCAGATCACCGTCTCGATCACGAAGACCTCGACGGGCGTGGGCGTGCCGCAGGGCATCCTCACTTGCTACTCGACGATCCAGTGAGCCCCCCAGCCTCGCGCTCGGTGCGGCTCGTCAGCCGCCCGCGGGGCTCATTGGTAGGAAAGCGCGCGGACGACTGGGGAGCGTAGCGCTGGTTCGATTCCAGCGGCGAGGGCCATCCTAATGACGCGACCGCAAATCGTCGCCGCGTCCCTCGTGTGGCCGGACGACACCTTCGTCGCCTGCGCCGAAGAGCGGGCGCTCGCGAATGAGCACCGCGCCGTCCTCATGGCGGACGCGCGCCCCGACGCGCATCCGGCGCGCGTAGTCTACGAGCAGCTACTCGACGACTATCCGGCGCGCGACCTGGCGTGGGTGCTCGCGGGGCACTGGCGCGGTCCGGTCGAAGTCGATCTCAGCCAGATCGACTTCTCCACACGCGACTCGTGGACGGCCAGCACCGACGGCAAAGTCGCTCACTTCGCGAAGAAGCTCGCGGACGAGAAGAACAAGCCCGTCGTCCTCGTCCAGCGGCCGGGCAACCCGAAGCTGGAGATCATCGACGGTCACCACCGCACGCTCGCCTGCGAGCTGCTCGGCAGGCCGGTACTCGCGTTCATCTGCAAGGTCCCGGTCCCCGAGGGTCCCTGGACGCATCTGCATAGCGCCCAGAAGAAGGGCTCGTCGAAGCACCACACGTCCCGGTCCGATCCGTCGAAGCCGTTCGACGAGGGCGGAGCGACCGACGAGCACCCCACGAACGTGGCGACGCGCGGCTTCGGCGAGTATTCGCGCGAGCAGGTCTCCTGCGGGCGCTGCAAGAACTTCGCGTGGCACGATGGTCAGAAGCCGTTCGGGATGCGCGGCGTCGGCGTCTTCTCGGGCGTGCATCATCCGAGCTGTCCGCTTTGGATCGGTCAGGTGCAATCGGCCGTCGAGCGCGCGTACGACCGACATTACGCCGCGGCGGGAGCGCCATTCTCCGACGCAGAGGAACGGCGCTGGCGCGAGGGCGACGCCGCGCTCGCGATCGTCGTCAACGTCCAGGGGGAGGTGCTCACGGTCTCCCGCCCGGAGCCGCCCCACGAGATGGCGATCCCAGGCGGGCTCGTCGATCCGGGAGAGGACGCGCTGAAGGCGGCGATCCGAGAACTCCGCGAGGAGACCGGTATCGCTGCCGCGCTGGCGCTCAAGACCGACCCGAACAGCGTCAACGCCGGGTGCATCCACGTTTGCGACATCAAGTCGCCGACCGACGGCCGCAAGGTCTCCGTCTTCCGGGTTTGCGGCTGGACCGGCGACGCGCAGGCGCTTGAGCCGAACACGCGCACCGCATGGATGCGGCCGGGCGACCTCCTCGCGCAGGCGCGGCTGTACGGCGCGACGGTCAAGCACCTCCTCGACTTGGGGGCGTTCGACCTCGCGCACGGCTTCGCCGACATCGGCCCGGGCGACGTCCACGTCACCTCCGGCAGCGCGCGCTACCGCCGTGGACCCGCCACCGAGCCCAAGCAGATGAGCGTCCTCACCGCCAAAGCTCGCAAGCGCATCCCGAAGGAGCACTTCGCCCTCCCGAAGGAGAAGAAGTACCCGATCGAAGACGCGACCCACGTGCACAACGCGGCGGCGCGGCTCGAGGGCGAGAAGAGCAAGGGGGCGATCAGCGGCGCGAAGTACCGCGAGGCGAAGCGCAACATCGCGCGGCGCGCGCGGGAGCTCGGCGTCCAATCCAAGTACGCGCCGAAGAAGACCGGCGGCGGGCGCGTCCGTATCCACGGCGAGCTCGGAAAGGGCGGGCATATCCACGTGCGATCTCTCATGAGCCAGCTTGGACCCCGCGCGATCGGCGACATCATCTCTCTCAGCGAGGAGACGATCGCCGCCGCGAAGATGTCCGAGACGGACCGCAAGGTTTGGATCGAGCTCGGCGCGCCCGGCCACTACAAGGGGCACCCCGCCGGCGACATCAATCTCACCCCCGGCGTCTTCGCCGAGATGGTGCGGAACTTCTACGCCGACAAAGCGAAGAACCCGAACCGCAACATCCCGATCGACTTCAACCACGCGTCCGAGCAGGACCCGGCCTCGGGGAACATCCCGGTCGACGGGACGCCCGCGTGCGGCTGGATCCACGACCTCCGGCTCGACGACCGCGGCCACCTCTGGGGCCACGTCGCGTGGGGCGAGAAGGCGCGCGGCTACATCCGGTCGGGCGAGTACCAGGGCATCTCGCCCGCGATCCGGTTTGGGGCGAAGGACAAGGTGACGGGCGAGCCGATCGGTGCGCGCCTCTCGTCCGCGGGACTCACGAACCAGCCGTTCCTGGACCTCGCGCGCCTCGTCGCGAGCGAGAACCAGAAGGAGACGGCGACGACGCCCGCGCCGCGGCAGCTGTCGCTCATGTCTACGCGCGCGGGCTTCGCGCACGCAAGCCACGAGTACATGCCGAAGATCAAACAGATCTTCGGTCTGCACGAGCTCGCGCCGGCGGCGGAGTGCTCCGAGCACCTCGACAATTTGCGCGACAAGTTCGCGGCGTGCGGCGGTGACCCGAACGGGATGCACCAGGGCACGAGCCTCGCCAAGTACTGCTTTGGACTCCGCGACCTCGTCAACGCGCCCCCCGGGGCGAAGTGGGACGAGGGCGTGTTCGACATCGTCCAAGAGCTCATCGACGCGGCGATCCGCGAACACGAACTCGAGTACCACGCCGGCGGGTCTCCCGACGGCCTCAACACCTCCGACGAGGGCGACCTCGACGGATCCACGGGAGACATGTCCATGAGCGATGAGAACAAGGTGACGACGCTCCTCAGCGAGACTCAGACCAAGCTCGTCAAGGCGAGCACCGACCTCTCCGAGGTCACCCAGAAGCTCACGCTCAGCGAGCAGAACCTCGCGGCGGAGAAGACCGCGCGCGCCGCGGCCGAGAAGGCGGCGACCGACCTGACGACGAAGTTCTCGCTCCAGGATGCGGAGCTCACGGCGCTTCGAAAGAAGCTGGCCGACCAGCAGGTCCTTCTCGACGAGCACGCGAAGGCCACGATCGATCAGGACGTGACCGACGCGATCGCCTTCTACTCCGACACGAAGGGCGCGAAGGAAGAGATGCGCGCCCAGCTGACGGAGTACCGCACGAACTGCCCGGCGGCGTTCGCGGCGTACTACCCGAAGGTCCCGAAGGACAAGCAACACCTCGGCCGCACGATCGTCGCCGGCGGCAACACCCGCGAGCCCACGGTCGCCCGCGTCGGTGACCCCGAGAAGGTGAAGATCGATCAGGTCGCGCTCTCCCATGCGATCGCGCGCACGGGCCGGGTCTCGCTCGGCGAGGCGCAGGCCATGGTGCTCCGGATGAGCGAGCAGCAGCTCATCAAGGCGGCGAAGGAATACCTCGCCCTCGACGTCGCCGTCTGAACCGACGGGGCGCCTCGCGCGCCCCGCTCCCTTCACTGCAAGAACCCCCGCGCGGGGACCGAGCCTGAGAACGCGATAGGCGCGTTCGAACGGGGAGGCCGCGCTCTGTCCCTCACACCGGAGATCCCCCCATGGCTCTGAATCTGCAGATCGCGGAGAACGGTTACGACCTCGACATGCCGGTCGCGAACTACAGCGGCACGGACATCCCCGCCAACTTCCTCGTCCAGATCGACACGACCTACTACAACTCCGCCTCGCAAACGATCGACGGCCTCGGCGTCATCCTCCCGTCCGGCGGCGGCGTCCGCTGCGTCGGAGTCACGCTCGAGATCATCAAGGCCGGCGCCGCCGCGGGAACGCCTGGCACCGCGGGGCGCGTTCGGTTCTTTGGACCGCTCGCGGTCTGCATCGCCACCGCGGCGATCAACGTCAACGCGCAGGTGATGGCCGACAACACGACGCCGGGCAACGTGAAGACGTACGCCTCGGCCGCCGTCGTCCTCGGTATTGCGCTCACGCAGGCCGGCGCCGCGGGCGACCAGATCCTCGTGATGCTCAGCGCGGGCCAGGTCGCGGTCTAAAGCACTTCTCGTCCTCGGTGCGCGCGGCGGGACGAAAGGCCCGCGCGCCGAGGAACCTCACCCCTCACTGCGCTCGCCGTTGTCGGCAGGGCGCGCCGTTTTCCGCGAGTCGGAGCGAACCCCTCCGCGGTCGGACAGCCACGCCCTCATCCCTCACCACGGAGATCACATGCGAGCTCAAGTCATCCAGTTTACGAGCGCCGCGTTCCCGACCGCGACGCACATGGACTTCAACAACGGCTACGTCTACGACGCCGCCGGCAACCAGCTCGCAAAGTGGTCGGTCAAGGACGACACGCGCGACGAAACCATCCACAAGATGTGCGCCGACTGGATGCACGGCGAGTCGCTCCAGCTGATGGGCAACGCCTATCGCGGCGGCTTCGACGCGCTGAACACCCTCGGCGCCGTCGGCAAAGGCGGAGGTCAGGCCTTCAGCATGGCGGGCTACCAGCCCCCCTCGAGCATCAACTTCGCGGAGCGCGCGCGCTCCGCGCAGTTCGCGGACCTCGGCCCGAGCGACGTCCACATCCAGTCGGGCCTGCCCAACTTCGCGGGCGGCTACCGGAACTTCAAGCCGATCGCCGACATGGGCTCGCCCCCGGTGATCGTCAACAAGCAGTCGGACAAGTACTGGATCTTCTCCGACAAGGACGCCTTCCAGCTCGTCGAGCCCATCATGGGCGCCGGCGGCGCGCAGGTGCCCGAGGTCAACCCGCGGCTGTCCAACACGCCGTTCTCCACGGTGGAGTTCGCGCTCGGCGGCTTCGTCCCGACGCAGGTCGAGGCGAACGCGGACGCGCCGCTCAAGATCCGGCAGGCGACCCTGAAGCGCGTCCTCATCGCGCTCCTGATGCGCCGGGAGCTCCGCGTCGCGAACCTCCTCACGACGGCCGGCAACTGGAACTCGAACAACGTCGTCACCCTCGGCGCCGGTTTCCAGTGGGACGGCGGCGGGAGCTCGGACCCGATCAAGGACCTGCACGGCCGCATCGAGCAGTCGCTCGGTGAGATCTCCGGCATCATCATGGCGGAGCCGCTCTGGCACGCCTTCCAGCGGAACCCCGCGGTCCAAAAGTACATCACGTACAAGATTGGCGCAGCGCCGATCCCGGGCCCCGAGGCGATGGCCGGGCTCCTCGAGCTGCCGCCCATCTACGTCGGCCGCATGAAGTACTACTCGCCGAACGGCGGCGGGCTCACGTTCATGTGGGGCACGAGCTGCATCCTGATCCGCCAGCCGGACCAGATGCCGCCGACCTCGCAGGACGACATCGCGACGAGCTACACCTTCCGGTGGAACGCCGCGAACGGCCTCGCCGACGGCCAGGCGTCCGGCGGCTTCGTGATCCGCGAGTTCTTCAACCAGTTCCGCGGGAGCATGGGTGGCTCCCAATTGGTCGCGGTTCACAACGATGCCGAGGTCATGACCTCGGGCCTTGTGGGCGGACTGATTGCTGGCGCGTATCAATGAGTTAGCTGCGTAGCGCACGACGTCCAAAGTGCGTGGACGGCGTCCGTTGCGCGCTACCATTTGTTGGTTAGATTGGGCTGCATGGTGTTTCGCCGTGTGGTCCAACAGCCAGCAGATACGAGCCGTCTTGTCTGCACCCGTTGCCGGGAGGAGAAGTCCAAAGCGGACGACTTCTACCCGGCGGCGGAGGGCTCACGCAGGTTCATCACGTACGGCGTTCAAATGCCGTGCAAGGCTTGCGATGCTCAGCGCGCGACCGCGAAGAACGCGAAGCGGGAGAGCAAGGCACGGAATAACGCGAGGCGTCGCGAGCGCTACGCCAGCGACCCTGTCTATCGGGCGAAGGTCCAGGCAGCGGGCGCTCGGGAGGAAAAGAGAGCGGCCGACGTAGCTCGTGAGCGAGAGCGAATCGCGACCGATCCCTCGTACCGCGCGAAGCGAAACGCTGAACGGCGTAAGTGGCTCGCCGGTCCCAAGGGGAAGGCCAATCTCGCGAAGCGGCGGGCGCGCAGGGCCGCATGGGCCGCCACTCACCGCGGCCGAATGATCATCCGCCTGAACAACGAGAAGCGCCGCGCGCGGATGCTCTCGGTGGACGACGGGCTCACGCCAACGCAATGGATCGCCATCTGCAACGCCTTCGGTTGCTGCTGCGCGTACTGCGGGAACGCGGTCACTGACCAAGACACGGAGATGGACCACGTCGTCCCGATCGTGCGCGGCGGGCGTCACGGGCCCTGCAACATCGCCCCGGCCTGCGAGCGTTGCAACGCGAAGAAGAAGGACAAGCCGGTGAACGTGTTCCTCAAGGTTCACGGACTCAATCCCACGGCGGTCGCTGAGCGCTTCGCGCTCGCCCTCCAACGACTCGGCGAAGCCGCCTAGCGGACTCGCGCAGAGACTCCCCGACCCTCTCCGGCCTCCCGCCGGGCTGCGATGTGTCGCCCGCGCCGCACTCCGGCGGCGCGCACGTCCTCGCCGCGGTCACCCCGAAAGACACGGTCCCCTCATGGCGAACGCGAACGCGAACGAGAACGAGCAGACGAGCATGCAGACGGCGCAGACCCCGCCCGACGGCACGAACGAGGGAGCGCCGCGCGGTGCGAGTAGGGGGCCTCGCGCGGCTGGCGCGAAGCATGCGGACCTCGACCTCGAGGCGATCAAGGCCGAGCTCCGCGCCGAGATGAAGGCGGAGAAGGCGGTCGAGATCGCGGCGATCCGCGAGGAGTTCCGCGAGCAGCTGAACGACGAGCGCGCAGCCTTCCACGCCCAAGTCGATTCGGCGAAGCAGCAGGCGTCGGAAGCGACGGCGCACGCCCGGGCGCAGGTGAAGCCCGCGGACTTCGGCCAGACCGTGCTCGACGGTCGCCAGCTCATGGCGCATGAGCGCCCGTCGGAGCGCCGCGCTTCGCGCCCGCTGCCCGACAAGGGCGTGCTCGAGGTCGAGCTCGTCCACGGCTCGTTCGTCGGTAGCACGATGGACAAGACGTATTGGCCGAAGGGCACGGAGCACGTCGTCGTCGGTCGCGACAAGAAGGGCGAGGCGATCGTCGAGCCCGTTCCCGAGACCGACTCGCACGAGCCCGCCGTCCCCGGCGAGATCCTGCGCTTCGACATGACGAACAAGCTGCACCGCAGGAGCGCGCAGCTGCTCCGCGATGGCGGCTGCTGCGAGCGGATCTGAAGCCACGCGCGTAGGCGAAGTACGGCGGACGGCCGCGGAGGTTCCCCTTGGCCCTGACATCCCCGCCGCCGTACTTCAACTACGACGACGCCGCGGCGTTCCTCACGCCGCAGGTGCTCGTCGCGACGCTCGACGATCTCAACAACGGGCCGGCGATCATCCCCGGCGTGTCGATCACCATCAGCCCCGCGGCGATGCTGGTCTTCAACCGGCTCGCGAATCTCGCGTGCACCCGGGTCGACGGATTCCTGAAGCGCGTCTACCCGGGGCCGTTCCCGATCGCCCAGAACCCGATCCCCGCGAACATCCAGACGGCGTCGCTGCTCTGGTTCCGCGCGTTCGTCTACGAGCGCCACGCGGAGTATGTGAAGGTCTACGGGAGCGGGCCGCGCAAAGAGGCGATGGAGTTCTGCGAGGACATGGTCGACTCGAAGGAGTGGCTGTCCGATCTGGTCGGCGGTAACCCGCCGGGCAACGCGGGCGGCATCGTCACCAACTGCGACCCGCGGATGATCTGCGACGCGCAAGACGGATCGAATCGATCGGGAGACTTCTGACCATGCGAAGCCACACGCGCGCAGGGGCCACGCTTCTGTCGGTCGTCGCGCTCGCGCTCACGGTCACCGTCGAGGCGTGCGGGCATGACGAGCGCGAGCCGGCGCCGCCATCCGGGCCGAAGCTGGGCGCCACTTCAGGGAACGCCGACTACAACGGCGCGATCATCCAGGCGGAGTTCGTTACCGACGTCGAGCCGCAGCCCCTCGGCTACATCGACGCGACGCTCGCCGACGGCGCCGTGACGGATGGCGGGTGGTATTCGTCGGGCGCGCGGTATGCGAAGGCGATCCTCCTCGACTGCGGCTCCAACACGAAGGGCACCGTCTACGTGGACTTCGCGGGCAGCGCGGGGAAGGCGGGGCAGGTCAACCAGCCGCTCCCGCTCGCGACCAACATTTGGCACGCGACGCTGATCTCGAAGGTCTACCAAGTCGGGCTCACCGGCGGTTGCACCGTATATTTGGGGTACTGATGAGTTCGTGAACGGAGGCGCGACGTCATGAAGTTCGACGTCGCGATCGAGGGGCTCGACGAGCTGCAGCGCGAGTGGAACCGGTCCTTCCTCCCGAAGCTGCGGCGGGGCGTCCGCGTCGCCGTGCAGCGCTCGGTCGATCGCGGCGTCCAGGTCGCGAAGGCCCATGTCAACCGGAGCGACAAGCCCTCGGGCTCGCACCTCAAGGACGACATCTTCGGCCGGGTCACCGGCGAGGTCGCAGGGGGCATCCCCGCGATTGAAGGGGAGATCGTCGCGCCAAAGCCGTACGCGATCTACCTCGAGAACGGGACCGCACCGCACATCATCCGGCCGAAGACGGGCGCCTTCGGCCCGCTCCAAGAAGGCCAGTCGCGGAAGCGCGGTGCGAAGCCGCACCTCCTGGTCTTCAAGGTGAACGGGCAGTGGGTCTCGAAGAAAGAGGTCCACCACCCGGGGACCGCACCGCACCCGTTCATGGGCGTCGCCTATATCGCAGTCGAGCAGCGGCTCGAAGCGGAGGTCGAGAAGGCGGTGCTCGCGGCGGTCGAGAGCTTCAACGGCGGCGCGTGACGCCAGCAGGAGATCGATGGCCACCTACGAAATGACGTTCTCCTGTCCCGGTGGCATCGCCGCCGGCGCGCCGATCTGCTCCTTCCACGCGACCTCGCGGCCGGTCCGGATCAAGGAGATGCGGATCATCAACGGCAGCGCGACGGCGACGAAGTGCGGACTCGCTCCCGGCGCTGCGGTCGGAACCGTCGTGCCGCTCGCTGGGGGGCAGCTCGTTCCGAACCCGCGCAATCCACTCGGCGCGGCATCAACGATGCGCGTCGATACGACCTGGACCTCCGCGCCCGCCGCGCCCGTGCCGCCGGTTCAATACAGCCGCAACGAGGACATCGGTGGCTCGGTGGGCGTCGGCGTGTCCTGGCCCTTCCCGGAACCCGAGGAGATCCCGATCGGGTACATCCAAACGCTCTTCAACACCGCGGGCGGCGCGAATGGCGCGCTCGACATCACCGTCGTCTACGACGAATAGGAGACTCGACCATGTCCGACGAGACCACGAACGCGTCCGCGACTTCCACGCCTGCTGACGCCGGGACCGCGCCGTCT